TAATTCGTGTACTCAAGAATCGTCTAACTGGTCGCGCTGGTATTGCTACTGCACTATTCTATGATCGTAAGACTGGTAGAATGAAAGAAGTTGGTTTTGCAATTGACGATGGTGGTCAAGTTATTTATAATCCAGCAGAAGGAACTACTGATGTTAACAGCTGATATTGTATTTGGATTGGCGTGGGGTGATGAAGGTAAGGGTAAGGTTGTATCTGGTATTCTTAGTCGTAAGAAGAGATACAACTATGTATGTAGATGGAATGGTGGTCCAAATGCTGGACATACCGTTTATCTAAATGGTAAAAAGTATAAGACCCACCAGATTCCTAGTGGTGTATTCCATGATGTTACTTCTATTATTGGACCCAACTGTGTTGTAGATCCAATCAAACTTAATGAAGAAATTAAGTATATGGAAGAGAATGGATTTAATCCACGGAAGTATCTTAAGATTCATCCTCATGCTAATATTATTACTCAAGAACATATTAGATATGATCAACAATTCCTAGCAGCTAAGTTGGGAACAACTGGTTGTGGTATTGCTCCTTGCTATGCAGACCGAGCTTTACGAAAGGGTTTGCTAGCTAAGGAGTACTATTCCTATGCTTCGTCTAATACTACAGATTTACTGTGGAATATGCATTTCAAGAGTAGATCACATATCTTGTGTGAAGGTGCTCAGGGTATGTGGTTAGATATGAATCAGGGTACTCCACCATTTACAACAAGTTCAGAAACTCTTCCATATGCTGCTTGCTCTCTAGGTTTCTCTCACAGAGAAATTGGTGAAGTCATTGGAGTTGCTAAAGCATACGATACCCGTAGTGGTGAAGATCCACGATTCCCTAACTCATTATTGGAATGCCCAGAGAGAGGAATAATTGGGGCTACTGGTAAGGAATACGGCACAACGACTGGCCGTAAGAGAAAGGTTGACTTCTTAGATTTAGATGCCTTAATGAAGGCTATTGATCTAAGTGGAACAACTAAAGTAATTATTAATAAAGGTGATGTACTAGAACAATGTGGTATTTTTAAGATAAAGCACAATAGAGAAATTGTTTCATTCAGCTCATATGCAGACATGAAGCAACACATTATTGGTTATCTTGTAAATACTTGTTGGATGGATGAATCCCTTATTAGTTTTTCTAACGATCCTGAATCAATTCCAAAGGAGTTTGTATGAAAGTAGAAGAAGATATTAAGCTTGATTTTAGAGATGTACTTATTCGACCAAAGAGATCAACTCTCAATAGTCGAAGCGAAGTATCAATGACTAGAACCTTTAAGTTTAGTCTACCTAATGGACTTATGCAATGGTCTGGTACTCCAATTGTAGCCAGTAATATGGATACTGTTGGTAATTGGGATGTCGCACAAGAACTAGCAGGATTTAATGCATTAACGGCACTACATAAATATTATACTGTAAATGAATGGAAGGATGCAAATGTTCTTGCTGGTAATCTATCTAATAATATTATCTATACTATGGGCATGGGGAAGGATAACTTTGCTGAAATCGACAAGGCACAACAAATTATTAATCTTTATCCAAGTATTAGATTTATCTGTATTGATGTTGCTAATGGATATACAGAAAAGTTTGTTAAGTATGTTTCAACAGTAAGAGGTTTATTTCCTAATCAAGCAATTATTGCTGGTAATGTTGTATCCCGTGAAATGACTGAGGCTTTACTATTGGCTGGTGCTAATATCATCAAGATTGGTATTGGTCCCGGTTCAGTATGTACAACTAGAAAGGTTGCTGGTGTTGGCTATCCGCAACTGTCGTGTATCATAGAATGTGCTGATGCCGCACACGGACTCAATGGCTATGTTCTATCGGATGGTGGTTGCACTTGTCCGGGAGATGTTGCCAAGGCATTTGGAGCGGGTGCAGATTTTGTAATGGTTGGTGGTATGTTTGCTGGTTGTGATGAAGCTGGTGGTACTACTGTGTTTGATGATTCTGGTAATCCAGTTGCAAGACAGTTTTATGGTATGTCATCAGATACTGCTATGGGTAAGTATTCTGGTGGCGTAGCTACTTATAGAGCATCTGAAGGTAAGACTGTCAATGTACCATATACTGGCCCTGTTTCAGAAACAATGCAATCAATTCTTGGTGGTGTTCGTTCTGCCTGTACTTATGTTGGCGCAGATAAACTAAAGGATCTACCAAAAAGAACTACATTCGTAAGAGTTAACAGACAGCTTAACGATTTCTTTGAATAAGGAGTATACTATGAGACTAGTACTTGATGTTGAGGCAAACGGTTTGAATGAAGTTTCTCTTGATGGTAACAAGATCATCAAAGAAGCTGACACTATCCATTGTGCCGTAGCACATGATCTTGATTCAGGTACTACTTATAAGTTTACTAAAGATAATATCATGGCCCTACTAAGTCTTTTAGATAAAGCAACAATTATAATCGGCCATAATATTTTCTTTGATATTTCTGCTGTTCGTAAGATTGTTGGTGACTTCAAGTGTACTAAGTATCACGACACGCTCATCATATCAAAGTTAATGTATCCAGATATTAATGACCACCCGCTTGGAGATAACTCTCTACAGTCTTGGGGCAAGTTCCTCAAGAATGATAAGATTGATTACCAAGGTGGATGGGAAACATTCTCAGAAGAAATGTTAACTTACTGTGTGCAAGATGTTATGCTTACCGCAGATATCTTTCGCTATCAACAAATCCATTGCAAGGTTCCAGACCGTGTAGTTAAGTTTGAGCATCTGGTATCAAAGATTCTTGCAGAGCAAACTACTTCCGGTATTGGTTTTAACTCAAGTGCTGGTGATAAACTAATTGGTGAACTCTTAATTGAAAGGGCTAAGATTGAAGACGAGATGCGTCAAATCTTTCCAGACAAGATTATTGAGCGTTATTCACAAAAAACAAATAAACGCCTCAAAGATAAAATTGAAATTTTTAATCCCGGTTCTCGTCAGCAAATTGCAAGTAGACTATTTGAAAAGTATGGATGGGAAGCACCCCTCACAGACAAAGGAAATCCAAAGGTTGATGAAGCAGTTTTGTCAAAGCTTGACTTTCCTGAAGCAAAGAAACTAGTTCAATACTTTGATTGTATTAAATTAATGGGTCAAGTAGAAGATTGGAACACACGATCTCATCACTCTAGGGATGGACGGATTCACGGGCTTGTAAACGCACAGGGAGCCGCCACAGGGCGTTGCACACACAGCCAACCCAACATGGCACAGGTTAGCAAAGATCCCCGTGCTAGGGCTTTATTCTGCCCCGTACAAAAGGATCATGTTCTAGTTGGTGCTGACTTGCAAGGTCTTGAATTGAGAATGCTATCTCATTTCATGGCAAAGTATGACAACGGTAAGTATGGTGATAAAATCTTAAACGATGATATTCATACCTATAATCAAAAAGCAGCAGGACTTCCTAACAGAGATGCTGCCAAGACCTTTATCTATGCATATTGCTATGGAGCTGGAGATGAAAAGCTAGGAAAAATTATTGGTGGTAATAGAAATGCTGGTAGTCAGATTAGATCTAAATTCCAAAAAGAAATTCCTGCTCTTGACAAGGTACAACAAGAAGTAAAGTTTTCTGTAGCAAAGACTAAGGGTGTACAGTTACCAGATGGTCGTACTGTTCCAGTAAGATCAGAACACGCTGCACTAAACACACTTCTACAGGGTTCAGGTGCTATCGTCAGTAAACTATGGATGTGCATTGCCTATGTTAATTTAAAGAAAAAGTTTGGTAATCAAGTTTATCAAGTTGCTTATGTTCACGACGAACTACAATATTCATGTAGTAAAACTATTGCTGATGAAGTAGGTAAGATCGTAACTCTAGCTGCTACAGAGGCTGGCGAAAAGTTGGGCCTTAAGATACGGATTGATGCAAACTATTCTATTGGCTCTAACTGGAGTGAAACACATTAATGAAAGCAGATATATATTTAGCATTTTATGATAACACTACTGGTTTAGGCTGGTTTAGAAGTACTTTAATAAAACTATTAACAAGATCTAAAGTAACTCATGTTGCTTTAATATTTGATTTACCTTTTGCTAGTTTAACTCCTATGGTTTTAGATGGTGAAAGATGTAGATTACTTACTACATATATCCTTGAGAAAAAAGGAGCGGTTTTAATCTACAAAAAGTACATGGGAAGTTATGATACTTGTATTGAAGAAATTAAAAAAGTAACAGAAACACACAAAGTAAGTACTTGGTATAAGTTAATCTTTTGGTTTTTCTTTGGTAGATTTATTAAGTATAAGCCACACCATTGTGGTACGCTAGCAGTTGATTGGTTAAATAGTAATCTTGGTTACAAACTACAAAACAGAAACATTCCTAGTCTTTTACTAGAGGAGGTACAACATGATCATAGTAATGATTGGCGGTAAGGCAAGAGTCGGTAAGACTACAATGGCAAATATTATTGCTGAGTATTGTCTAAATAATAACCTTACTCCTAAGATGGTTCCATTTGCTTATGGTCTTAAGAAAGCCGCTGAAAGTAAAGGACTAACTAAGGATAAGAATTCAGAAGAGTATAGAAAGTTTTGCCAGACATTAGGCGAATCTATGCGAATTAAGAATCCAGATCATTGGGTAAATGAGTGGACTGCTGCTGTAGAAGCAATTAGAAAAGAAGAACAAACTCTACTTGAGAGGGATGATATCTGGAAAGAAAGAGTTGTTATTGTAGATGATTGTCGTTATATGAATGAAGTAGCTAAGGCTAGAGAATATGGTGCTACAACAATCTTTATTAAGCAAGGTAAAAGAAAACTTATTGAAGATCAGGCTGAGTGGCGTAGTCATCCAAGCGAAGAAATGGCAAACAATATTGAAAATAATCACAAAGATTATGGTGAAGTATTTCAATATAAACTTACAAACGATAGTACTTTAGATGTATTTAAAAAGCATTGTTTAAAGAACATTCCTACTTGGTTAAATCTTATTGCGGACACAAGTAGAGCTGATTGTGATTGCGAACTATGCAAAGCTAATAGAGAAGGTAGAGAGCCTAATCAAGATAAGGTAATCCAAGAATTAATGGATTTACTTGATAAAGCTCTTGAAGAAGAAGAAGGTAAAGAATGAAAGCAATCTTGGATGGCGATATTATAGCTTATAGATTAGCTTTTAGGGCAGAGGCTGAGGGTCTAGAGGATATTGAACTATGGGCAGAACACGCCATATCCTCTTGGACCCCGCCAAATGTAACCGAAGTTCTCCTAGCTTTTTCATGCCCACGGTCTAAAAACTTTAGGCGAAAAATATGGGAACTCTATAAAGCCCATAGAGATACCGGAAGCCATGCTCCTGATTGTAGATTAGAAGTAGAACAAATTGTTAAAAATGTATGTGATAAGTTTGTAGTAGGTAATCAAATTGAGGCTGATGACTTCATGGGTATTGCTGCCTCTAGCCCATCTAGGGGCTGTATAGCCGTCACAATCGACAAGGATCTCCGTAGTGTGCCGGGATGGCATTGGAACCCTGACAAGGAAGCAGAGCCTGTCCTAGTGTCTGAGGAAGAAGCCGATAGAAACTTCCACCTACAATGGTTAACAGGAGATACTACGGACAATATTCCGGGTATCTGGAAAATGGGACCAGCCAAAGCATCTAAGATAATAGATAGTGTTTCTATTTCTAATAGAACTGCGGCTGTTTTAGCAACTTATGAGCAAGCTTTAGATAGAAATAAAAATAGATATACTTATGATTATTGCATAGCTATGGCTAGGTGTGTAAGAATATTGCGTTATGGTGCGTTATCGGTCAATAAAATCACACAAAAGAATGTAGATAAAGAAATTAATCTTTGGACTCCCAATTGTTGGAGCTAAAAGATATTTTCAGAAAGGTTGGCAAATGAGTGAATTTAGTTTTAAAATGTTTATTAAAAGATGGGTTGTATACCTACCACAGAATCTTTGGTTAGTTATTAAAAGGTATTTTTCTGGAAATAAAAAAAGTTCGTATGTAGCCAGTAGTTTTTACTTTATTCCAAAAAGAAAAAAGCAAGAACAAAAACAAGTTATTAATATAAAGTGTAATAACTATACCCCAGAACTAAAGACTGAGGGTGCTGCTGCTTACGATTTAATTGCAAATTTTCAAGAGTCATTTTTGTTATTTAGAGCAGGAGATGTCCACTTAGTTCCAACTGGTCTTAGTATTGAAATTCCAAAAGGAAAGTGTGGATTGCTTTTAATTAGATCTAGTCTTGCATCTAAAACACCACTTTCATTAGCAAATGGTGTTGGTTTAATTGATTCAGATTATAGAGGTGAAATTCTAGTTCCAATTAGAAATACATCCCAATCTAAAAGAGCTTCGATTAATAAAGGTGAAAGAATTGCTCAATTGCTTATAATTGATTGCTTCACGCCTCAATTAAAACAAGTAAGACAACTTTCAGATACTAAAAGAAATACTGGTGGTTTTGGATCAACTGGAGTTAAATAATGAATACATTTCAAAATTTTATTGCACTTAGTCGTTATAGTCGTTGGATTGAATCTGAGGGTCGTAGAGAAACTTGGGAAGAAACAGTAGACCGTTGGTGGAACTACTTTTCTAGCAAGGCATCTGTCCTTCTAGAACGGCCAGATATTAAGGAAGCTATTCTAAATCTAGAAGTACTTCCAAGTATGCGTGGTCTAATGACAGCAGGACCAGCCCTTGATAAAGACCATACAGCATTATATAATTGCTCATATCTAGAAATAGACTCAATTAAATCATTCAGTAATCTTATGTATATTCTTATGTGTGGTACTGGCGTTGGCTACTCTGTAGAACAACGATGTACTAGCAAACTAGGACAAGTACCAGCAAAAATTGAAAAGAATTTTAATAAGATTGTTGAAGTAGGTGACTCAAGAGAAGGATGGTGCAATGCACTATTTAATCTAATAACCAATCTTTATGAAGGTATCCATCCAAAGTGGGACACCAGTAAGGTAAGACCATCTGGTGCTAAGTTAAAGACCTTTGGTGGTCGCGCTAGTGGCCCCGGTCCTCTTGAAGAAGTCTTTAGATTTATTACACAAACATTCTATACCGCTCAAGGTAGATCCCTTACAGCACTAGAATGCCATGACATTTGCTGCAAGATTGCACAGTCAGTAATTGTAGGTGGTGTTCGTAGATCAGCCATGATCTCATTGTCAGATCTATCAGACAGAGAGATGGCTAAGTGTAAGAGCGGATCTTGGTGGGCATCTAGTGGCCATAGAGCACTTGCTAACAACTCTGCCGTATACTATAGCCGTCCATCACTAGGGCAATTCCTAGAAGAGTGGACTGAATTATACAACAGCCACTCAGGTGAGCGTGGTATTTGTAATAGACAAGCTATGAGAGCTATTGCAGTTAAAGCAGGTCGAAATGAAAATGTTGAGTATGGTACTAACCCATGCTCAGAAATTATTCTACGACCAAATCAATTCTGTAACCTAAGTACTATTGTACTTAAGCCAGAAGATACAGTTGTTTCTATTAAAAAGAAAATTGAAATAGCTACCATTATTGGTACAGTTCAAAGTATGTTTACAAACTTCCCATATCTTTCGAGCGATTGGCAAAAGAATTGTGAAGAAGAAAGACTACTTGGAGTTTCGATGACTGGTATCTTTGATAATGCGCTTATGAATGGCTCCAAAGGAATGGGTAAACTAGCCCATGCTCTTGAATCATTTAGAGAACACTCAACAAAAGTTAATTTAGAGTGGTCTGAAAAGCTTGGTATTAACCCAAGTAAGTCAATTACTTGTATTAAGCCAGAAGGAACTACTAGTTGCCTTGCTGATTCAGCCAGCGGTCTTCATCCAAGATATGCCCAGTTCTATTACCGAAGAGTTCGTATGGATAAGAAAGATCCAATGTGTGCATTCCTAAAGGATTCTGGTGTTCAATCAGAAGATTGTGTTGTAAACCCAGATTCAACAACAATCTTTACATTTGCTCAGAAAGCACCAGCAGATTCTATTACACAAAAGAATCTAAAGGCTCTAGATCATCTAGAACTATGGAATACATATCAGCAATCCTATTGCCACCACAAGCCATCTATTACTGTATCTTATGGTGATGATGAGTTCTTATCAATCGGTCAATGGGTATATGAAAACTTTAATGAAATTTCTGGTATTTCTTTCCTTCCTAAATCAGACCATGTTTATGCTCAAGCACCATTTGAAGAAATTGATGCAAGAACCTATAACATGACTCCAAAGATTGAGGTTGATTGGTCATTACTACAAAACTATGAAAAAGAAGATTCAACAAAAGCATCACACGCTATGGCTTGTACAGCTGGGGCTTGCGAAATTGTAGATCTTTCTTGAGGTAAAATATGTATTCAAAAGAACAAATGTCAACTAGACTAAAACTTGGTGCAACTATTTCAACATCAGAATTAATTTTAGTAGTTAAATCTCTATTAGAAAAAATTGAAGAACTTGAAAATAAAATTAACGCCATTAATGTAACACCAGAAAAAGTGGATAAAATAAATGAACAAGTACCCGAGGATAGACGAGGAACTGATAAAGATTCTAGAAAAGATGTATCGTCCTTTAGTTTACGATCCATCTTTAAGCAGTGAAGACTTTACTAGGGAATCTGCATTTTCTGCTGGTCAAATGGATGTAGTAAATAAATTAAAAAGTATGTTTGAAAAACAACAAAAGGAGAGATTAAATGTCTAATTTCTCATCGTATTTAACAGATATTATGAAAAGAGCTTCTGATATAGCACAACAAAGATCAGCTAATATTGAAAAATATTCTGCAACAAAAAGAGCTAGTGCTATTTCAGAATCTAACTACTCTGGTGGATATAAACAAACAACTACCCAACCAAAGCAAAAATTTACTAGTAGAGAAGTTGCTCAATTAAGATCTTTACAGCAACAAGCAAAATCAATTGAACCAACTATAACAGATAAATTAGTTACTTCAATAAGCGATATTTCTTCTGCTGGAAAAACATACCAAGAAAATATGGTTGAAAAAACTAAATTTGGTATTCAACAAGTTTCTGATATAAACAACTTGTTTATAAAAGGTGGTTTATTAGAAAAAGCTGGACAAGCTGGACTAGCTCAAACAATGCAAACATTTGAATCTTTTGGTCCTAGAAATTGGCAAGGAGGATTTGTTACAAAACCAGTATCTATAACAGAAGATCAATTTAATAAATTGTTAACAAATCCAACTATATATAATCAACAAACAAGAAAAAATCAAGCTACTTTTACAGATCAGGAAATGTATGTATTAAAAACAATGGCAGAAAATAGAGCAGCTTATTTTCACTCTCCTGATCAATACGATAAAAAAAGTAATAAAAATAACTACAATACAATCACACAAGATCGCCTTAACACAATTGGAATTAATTCATTATTTAGTGATTTAATTAATAAAGATAGTACTAGTTATATACAAAACTTTATAAAACCAGTTCAATTTGGAAACAACCCAAACGATACTAGAATTACAGTAGATCCAATTTCTATTGAAAAAGAAAGATATAAAGTTAATTTCTTAGAGGGATTAAAAGTAAAAGAAAATGATGTTGAAAGTTCTTTTTTAACAAAACTAAATGATCTTAAAACAAAAGAAGAAACTCTTTTACAATCTAATTTAAAAAACCCATATCTTTCTATTATAGATTTGTCTGGGTATAAAGCATTAATAGCTGATGCAAAAGCACAAGAAACATCCATGTTTAAAAATTTATCTGAATATACTAATACAGCAGGTTTAAGTTCAGGTTACAGAGGTCAACCACAAACAGTTAGTTTTAATAATATTAAATCTGGTTATGTAGACACAGCTAAAAAAACCGGACAACTTGTTTATAATTCTTATTCTTCTGCTTATAATGAACTTGAAAAAGCAATTCAATCAGCTAAGATTAATTGGGATACAATGAATAAAACTAAGGCTTCTACTCTTAGTGGTCTTGATTCAATTCTTAGTACTATTAAAAGTAAAACTAGTGTTTCTGGTGCACAACACTCACTAAGTGATTTAGATGCACAGCAAATTAGAAGAGATTTATTAAATAACCAATTAGATAGAACAACATCGTTCTCTGGTACTTCAACACCAAGAGCAACATTTATTTCAAGACCAGCATAAGGAGATACATATGGGTGGAGCACCTTCAATTCAAGGCGGTATGTCAGCTGCCGAATATGATTCTATGCTTACAAAGCAAGCTGAAATTGCTAAAGAAGCAGAAACAACAAGACAAAAGAATCTTTTAGAGTACGAAAAACTTCGAAAAGAAAATGAACAAGCACAACTTCAGGCTATGAAAGATGCTGAAAGACTTTCTGTTGAACAACAACAGGCAGCAGAAAGTGAAATAGCTAGTGAAGTTAAAGCAAAAGATGTTGGATTAAGTGGAGATGAAGTTAAGAAACTTCAAGATACTTATGGTTCATTATATCAAGGTCTTGACAGTTATTTACAAAGACCACAAGGTTAATAGGTGATAAACATGGCAGAACAAACATTAGCTGAACGCTTTAGAACACTAGATGGTAGAAGACAGTACCGAATCGACATTGCTAGAAAGTGTGCTAGCCTAACTATTCCTTCTGTTCTGCCACCAAGAGGTTGGGCTGAAGACGCAAACCTCCCACAACCATACTCATCTATAGCAAGTCGTGGTGTAACAGCAATGGCAAGCAGAATGTTATCTGCCCTTATGCCATTAAACGACTCTCCATTCTTTAAGTTTGGTTTGAAAAATGGAGCAGAACCAACACCGGAAATTAAATCATATCTTGAAACTCTTAGTTTCCAAGTATATAATAAAATTGTATCTAACAACTTAAGAGATACTATCTTCCAAGCACTACAACATCTTATAATTGTAGGTGATGTAATGGTTGTAATGGATGATGAGTTTTCATTTAGAAACTTAAGAATTGATCAGTATGTAATACAACGAAATGTTCATGGTAAAGTAATAGAAGTTATTTATCTTGAGTATGTTCCTATTGATCCAGTTGAAGAATACATAGAACAATCTAATGGTGGAAATCTTGAAACAAGAAAAGGTTATAAGACATTGTATTGTCAGTATACTTTAGATGAAGATGAAAAAACATGGATTGGTAGAAAATGGAGAGGTATTCTCTACTGGTGATTATTCAGTTATTCCTATTATTCCACTAAGATGGTATGGTATTGTTGGTGAAAACTATGGTAGATCCCATTGCGAAGATATCCTTGGAGATCTAACAAGCCTAGAAAACTATACACAGGCCCATATTGAAGGTATGGCTGCTGGATCAACATTCTGGATTGGTGTAGATCCAAGTGGTTTAACTGAAATTGATGACATAGCATCATCTAGTAATGGTTCATTTATTCCAGCAAGACAAGCAGATATATTTTGTGTAAGTCCAGCAAATACATTAAACCCACAAATTGCATCTACTCAGGCTGCTGTTCAAGAAATGCGTACAGAAGTTGCTGAAGCTTTCTTAATGACACGCGGTGCTATTCCTACTGGTGATCGTGTAACAGCAACAGCCGTAAGAATGATTGGCTCTGAATTAGAAACAGTACTTGGTGGTGCTTTCTCTGCTATTGCCAGAGATCTTATGGAACCAATTGTAAAAAGAACAGTCTTTGTAATGCTTTCAAACGGTGACATGGATGAAAGAATGAATGAACAATTCTTTGAAAAAGACGGTACTTTAAATGTTGAGATTGTAACAGGACTACAAGCATTATCAAGAGACTCTGATTTACAGAAGTTAATGCAAATGGGTGATATGGTTAGAAACTTACCACAAGAAGCATTACAAACTTTTAAATGGGATGCTTATTCAAAAGCTTTAATTTCATCTCTTGGTTTTGATCCAAGAATGTGGGTTAAGAGCGAAGATCAGATTGCTCAGGAAAGAGCAGCAATGCAACAGCAAGCAATCCAACAACAAGCCAGCCAAGCAGCTTCTAATGGCGTTATAAACACAGCCACACAAGCAGCACAACAAGACCTACAACAAAATGGAGGTCAAGGTATTGCTGCTATGGCCCAACAATTAGGTATTCAACTATGAAAAGAAAACTAAATAAAGCTAGTATGCCATGCAATAAACCACGAAAATCTCCTAACCCAAATAAAAAGCGTGTTGTAAAAGCATGTGCTAATGGACAAGAAAAGATTATTCATTATGGTGCTACTGGATATGGTCATAATTATTCAGCTAAAGCTCGTAAATCTTTTAAAGCAAGACATAATTGTTCATCAGCAACAAATAAACTTACCGCAAAGTATTGGGCTTGCAAGAATCTATGGGCTGGTCCCGGTGGTTCTAAAGCAAGTTGCCCTAAGGGAAGAAAGTGTAAGAAATAATGCCTTTTAAATCAAAACAACAAGCAAAGTTTATGTTTGCTACGCAACCTAAACTTGCTAAAAAATGGGCTAAAAAAACTGGCTCAATAAAATCACTTCCTAAATACGCTAAGAAAAAAAAGAAAAAATGAAAAAGAAAAAGAAACCATTAGATGCTTGTGCTAAAGCAGCTAAGGCTGCTTACAAAGTATGGCCTAGTGCCTATGCTAGCGGTGCTGCTGTTCAATGTCGTAAGGGTAAGGGGTTTCTAGCAAAGCGAGTTCGCCGTGGCAAGTAAGTTTTCTTTAGAAAAGAAAAAAGGATTACATGGTTGGTTTAGTCGTAATAAAGGTAAAGGTTGGGTAGACTGCAAGACTGGTAAGCCTTGTGGTAGATCTGGTTCTAAAGACAAGCGTAAGGGATATCCTGCTTGCCGTCCTACTAAATCAATGTGTAATAAAAAAGGTACACGAAGAAAAAACTCATCAAAAAGGGTGTCTTGGAAATGAAGACTAAATTCAAATGCAATTGCGGAACAACAACGAGAATGACGGGGAAACAAGCAGAATCAAAGAAGAATACGACAGCTTCCTCAAAGATGAAGAGTTTAAAAAAGCGTTAAAACATATAAGAATGAAGTATCATAAACTACTGAAAAAACTAAAGGATGGTGAACTATGAGTGATTATTTAAATGCTTTAGTTCAATCAGAAAAGTTTTATATTCTTCCAGTATGTAATTTATCTATTAATCCATCAGTTCCACTTGAAGCAAATGATTATCTATCAGATCAAGAATTTATAACTGAATGGACTACTACTGGATATGCTATAGGAACAACTGGTGGTCAAAATCTTGGTCAATATAATGATAACTTTAATGAAATAGTAATTCCAAATTATATTAAACAAATAGGAATTGATTATATTTCATTTAGTTCTACACCATCTGGTGCTGCAACAACAGCTGGACAAGATGTTAATGAAGTTGTTTTTAATTTGGTTTATGAAATTAAAGACGGGGCGAATCCATTTATTGATGGAAACGGTAATTCTTATAATTTAACAGAAGAAGCTAAATATTATATACAAGTAAAATCTGAAAACGGTAAATTAATTCGTATTGATTTTAATAATTTATATTCAATACGAGATATTGTTGAAACATATATAGATTTTATTCCAGCTCCAACAGAGTCTCCAGATAAAAATAACAAAGCTCGTCCATATAATATTACTTTATGGAAAAAGTTTTTAAACACTTCTTCTACAAATAAAAACATATTTGTAAAAACAGATTCATTGCCAGCTGGTTGTAATGAATATATCAACCCAAACTTTATTCCATAAGGATTAATAATGTCTAATTATTTAAACGCGGTCGTAAACAATGAATTTTTTTATATATTGCCAGTATGTAATTTACTGCCTTATAATTCAAACACATCTGGTGTAGGTGGTATTTCTGGAAATACAAATACTTTATATAGCACAACAGCTCTTAGTATTACTATTCCAGATTATGTTAAGAATTTAGACATTGATTATATTTCATTTGGTGCTAGTCCAAACACAACAACACAATTACCATCTAATGTTGTAGTTGCTCAGATTGTATATGATACTGGGTTTGTATCTAATTTTAATGTAATAAACTATGCTGGAACATCAGTAGGTTTAAATACAGACTCAGAATACATTGTAGAAATAAGAGTTAAGAATGGTGAATTACTTCCAATTGACATAAAAAATATTAAAAGAATCCAAACAAGTTCATCTGGAGCATCATCATCTTGGATTGCTGCTCCAACAAATATAACTTTATGGAAACGATTTATTAAGTCAAGTTCAACAAATAAGGATACATTTGTACTAGATAATAAACTACCATCTGGTCCAAATACTATACAACCATGATTAAAAGAAACTATAAAAAAGAATATGCTAAATATCACGGTACTGCTGCTTATCGTAAGCGCAGATCTCTAAGAGTAACGGCTCGCCGTAAATTAGAAAAACAAGGCCGTGTTCGTAAGGGTGATGGCAAAGATGTCGATCACAAGAAGGCGTTATCTAAAGGTGGTACTAATAGTCTAAGAAATCTTAGAGTAGTACCCCGACGCACAAATCGTCGTAAAGACAATAACTAAGGAGCATGTATGACAGAAGAAACAAATGAGACTCAACAATTTGAATATCAACAACCACCAGCAGTAGCTGAGGCTGATGTTCAAGCTAACAAGGTTGAAAAATCTCTAGTCTCTAGTCCAGAAGATGTTCAAGTTGCAAGAGAGCGTGTTGCATTTGAAGCATATGTTAAAAACCAAGGTCTTGAAATTCCAAAAAACTTTAAGGATAGTAATTCTTGGTTTGATTCACTAAAGAATGCCCAAAAAGAATATACTAAAGCAAGACAAGAAATTTCTGATCTTAAGAAAACATATGAAAAAACTGGTGCTGTAAATCCTAATTATACAGAGCCAGTCTCAGAAGGTTCAAATTCTCAAGTAGATCCAGAACCACAAATTGAAAAAATTCCAGAAGAACTTAGAATTCCAGAAATCAAAAAACAAGAAGAAACAGTAAAGCCAACATCATCTGTTATTTCTGAAGAAGATTGGTCTAAGTGGTCTATGGAAGTTGCTGTTAGTAATAAACTATCTGATGAAACAGTTTCAGAAATTAAAACTAAGACTGGATTTACTGATAGAATGATTGGAGATTATGTAGAGGGACAACGAGCAAGATCCCGAGAAGCCTTTGGTAAGGCTGCTGATGTTGTCGGTGGAAAAGAAAAGCTTTCATCTCTTTTTGTATGGGCTGCAAAAACAATGAGTGCTCAACAGCAAGCAGAAATTAATGCAAACCTAGCTAGCCCAAGTTGGGAAATTGCATTACTTGGTCTGCAAGCTAAGTATGAAAAAGCTACCGTAAATACAGCTAAGGGTAAGGAAATGCCAGCTAATAAAAAGCAGGTCAATGTGGCCTCAACAAAGCAGGCACTTCAACCCTATAAGACAAAGCGCGAATTCTATGCTGACAGAGGCAACCCAAGATATGGGAATGATACCAAATTCCGTCAGGCCGTAGAACAGCGCATAATGATGACGGATATTACCCGTCTTCCAAACTAAGTTTAGTTATAAAGAAAATCCCCCTTATGGTAATGGATGTCAATATAACAAAACAAACATTAAAGAGACTCCTTTTGGAAAAATCGGTTTTAATGTTAGTTTAAGATTTGTCACTTGTTCTATTTTATTAATTACTAATTAACTTAAACTAATAAGGAGACTTTAACTATGGCACAAGCCAATTCAACAGGATCAGGTAATTTAGGTTACGATGCACTAGTAATGCGTGATTCACAAAACGATGTTAGCGGCGCACCAAATGGTGGCGCAGCTGGTGCTAACAAGCTATGGCTACCACTATGGAGTGGTGAAGTAATTCACGCTTACGATCAATACAACATGTTTGAAAACATGATTACTACCAAGTCACTAACTGGTGGTTATTCTTACGAATTCCCAGTTACTGGTACTATCGCCCTAAATCCATCTTGGGATGCAGGCGAAGAACTAATTGGTGGTGATGCTACCAGCACAACTTTCAAGGTAAATCTTGATAAGCGTCCAATGGCCGCTCACTTTGAATGCGACAATGTAGATCTTCTAGTAACCCAATGGGATTACCGCAGCGAGCTAGCTCGTCAAGCTGGTCTACAACTTGCTAATACCCGCGATAGACAACTAGCAGTATCTCTACTTGCAGCCTGTGCAGTAGATTCTCTAGCTAGCGATCCACGCGGCAGTGATTTTACTAGCAATGCTTTCCAAGCTCCCGGTATAATTTCAACTTCAGTTAAAACAAGCGATTCAGTATCTGAAACCGAATGTTTAGCTATTCTAAAAGAAATTGAAAATTACCTTGTTGCCTGCCAAGAAAACGACTTACCTGTTGGTAATGTTTATTGCGTAGTAACACCAAAGGTATTCCAGCTAATCCGTTCTCTTGGTATTCCAAAGAGTTCTACTGCAATTACTGCATACGGAAACGGTACTTATGCAAGTACTCCACTATTCACCGCCAGCGACGATTATAACGCTGGTATGGGTATTGGCTCTGGTATGAACATGATGGGCGATGCACTAGATTATATGGGCGTAAAGATTGTTAAGAGCAATCACATTCCAAAGACCAATCTAGCAGCTTCCGCAACCACTCAAATCGGTTCAAGCAAGTACAATCTTAACTTTGCTTCTACTGCATTTGATAGTGCTAACGGTACTGGTTTTAGTGCATTCAGCGTTTATGGATTCCTATTCCAGACCGAAGCAGTAGCTGGTCTATCACTACAGGGTATGAAGGTTGACACCGTACAGGATGTCCGTCGAAATACTCAGTTCACCGTAGCTAGCATGATGAAGGGTACTGGTATTATTCGTCCAGAACTATGCAAGGCTCTAATCTCTGGTACTACCCCAACTGGCGGTACTCCAATAGTTGCAACTGGTCGTGAAGGTCTACGCAACCACCTTAACGGTTGGGGCGTAACTGGCACTGCTAAAACTGACAACCTAACTAACGGTTTCAGCGCAGAATACAAAGTAACTGCCTGATAATGATTAATCTTACTGTTAATATCGTTTATTTGTTTAAACATGTTTGACAGGAGGTGATCTTACATCTACCCCCGGCTCCCTTAAATGGGAGTCGGGTGGTTTATTTTTTCTTTTTTAAGGAGGCTATATGGGTTTTATAACAAAGCTACAAGCAATTAATCAAATGTTATTAACGGCTGGCGAATCTCTAGTAGCCGACCTAAATAACAACTCAGGTATTGATACTGGAATTGCTGAGACAATTCTTGAACAAGCAAGTCTAGACATGCAAATGAGAGGTCTAGCTAATAATAAACTAGTACGAAAGTTTAATCCAGACTCATCTGGTAAAATTATCTTTGATTCCGCTGACTCTGATGAAGAGGGTATTATTTCAGCAGAACTAATATCATGGCATTTAAATACTGATGGTATTCAAATAACAGCTAAACTATTTAGTGATAGTCCGCCAAGACTATATAACTATACAGATGAAACAGATATTTGGATTAGTGGTGATTACTATGTTGAAGTAATTAAAAAACTAAGATGGGAACATCTTGACACTCCAGTTCAAAGAGCTATTATGGCTAGTGCTATGAGACAATATCAAATCATTACTCAAGGCGATGGAGAAGCTGATAGATACCTTGAATATAATGAACAAATGTTTCATTTAAAAGGTAGAGCATCTGACATTAACGATAAGAAAAGAAACATCTTCCAAAGTGGAGATGCAAATGTTCGTGGTGCTGTATTCAGAAATCCTTATACTTATGATCCATCAAGATACCGTTACTGGAGAGGAAATAGATAATGCCCCCAATGAAAAGAAGACCACCCGGAGCCAAGGCTAGTACTAGAATTCCTATTTTAAGTTTATCTAGTGGTGTATCAACACAAGCACCAAGCAAAAGACTTCCGTTAGAAGCAGAAGTTATGGATAATGCCTTATTATCATTAGAAAGATCTTTTGAAAAAAGACCCGGATTTGAAATTCTTCCACAGATTACTTTTACAGGAAATAACTCAACCGCTGATTCAAATCGTTTAGATTTATTTAGATGTGTTGAAAACCTAGCGCAAGACGCTAATAAAGATTTCTGGTGGTATTGGTTTACTATTAATGAAAATAATAGATTTTTAATTGGTATTGATTATAAAGCTAGTGTTGCTAATTCAGTTTTATTCTATGTATTTAAAATTAATGCAAATACTTGGGAAGATATCACACCAACAACGGCAACAAACGAACAAGGAACAGCTATTGTTTCTACTTCAACTAGAGCATATATTACTTATGGTAGTAGTAATTCTTATAAAGCAAGAGATATTCTAAAAGCAACTACTGTTGGTTCTAGTATTATTGTATTAAATACTTTAGTTAAAGCTGGATTTACCTCTAGTGATAATGGGTTTTTATTTACATTAAATGGTGCTGAAGATAGTTCCTTACCAGATACTAAAGGTAAAAAAGTAACTTATTATACATCTAGTAGAGTATCAGGAACAACAGGAAGCCTTGAAACAAACGCATCTTCAAGTACTGCTACAATTTCTATAACAGGAAATGCTGTTCCAGATCCCTTTACATGTGCTACTGTTATTCCAGATACTTCAATATTAAATCAAACAGTATTGTTTTATAATTCTTCTGCTAGTAATTCAGCCACAAACTCAAAGTATTTAACCGGAACAGTAACTGCTATCTTTAATAGTGACGCTAATACGCTAAAGTTTGCAGATACACCAGCAGCATTTAAACAAACAACATCAACATCTATTACTGGAAACGCTCTTTTAAATAGTTCTATTTCTTTAACAACTTCTGCCGCTATTCCATCACAAATTGCAGTTAATCAAAATGTTCTTGTTTGGATTGATGCTGATAACTATTTTACTGGCACTATTACAGCAGCATCGGGTACAACTCTTACTGTTAAAGTTAATTTTGTAAGTGCTACCTTAAAAGCAAAAACTACAGCAGATGCAACAGCAAAAAACATTGGTTACGAGTGTATGACTGTAGATGTTAATTACATTAGCCCAACTCTTGCAGCAGATACAGTAGCCAACACATCGTGGGCTATTTTATGGGGTGTCTTTGTTCCAGTAGAAGACTTTATCTACAAGGACTCAACACAACCTTGGCTTGGGCAGTCTTTCGCAGACTTTAGTGAAATTAGATTCCCACCAGAAGCAACTGAGGTATACGCAAATAACGGAAACTTTGTTGGTGCGTATACTGTTGATGATTCAGCAAAAACAATGCTTGCTGCATTATATGATGCTGATCATCCACTACAATCACAAAACGCACTTAATGGTAGAGGTAAAATTTATTATACAGCAGGACCATACTTAAGTCAAACTTCTGGTTATTATAGAATTGTTAATTTTCCAGAATCTATCTCTTATAAAGACGGCTCTAATAGAATAAACGGTAAAGGTAGACCCTATACACAAAAGGTTCGTTCTCCAGATTTATACTCTGTTATTGATGAGCGAAGAATGCCACAAAAGCTTACATTTAATGAAGCACCAACAGGCATAAATAGTGACTGGGTATTTGCTCCAATTGCATGGGAACCCAAAACAACTGGTAATAGATATTCTAATCCCGGACCAAGTGTATTCTTATCAGCTGATAAAAAAACAGCAAGACAAGTCAAAATAAATGCTATTTCAACATTTAGAGATAGACTTTATTTTGCTGCCGAAGATGTTATCTTTTCAACTCAATTAGGTATTTATGAAGACCTATTCTTAGCAGATCCTAGTAACATTGTGTCATCAGATCCAATAGATATTAGAGCATCTTCTAAAACATATGCTGAAATTTCATCTATTACTCCCTTTAGTGATTTCTTATTTGTTAATACTAAGGGTGACATTCAGTTTGAATTGAGGGGTTCTGAAAATCAAATTACACCCCTTACCGCACAGATTGCTCCCACATCTTTCTATGCTACAGCTAAATTAACAGAGCCAATTTTAATGGGTTCATTAATTTACTTCTTTGATAAGCGTAGATTGTATATGTATATGACACAACAGGGATCATCTTTGAGCACAGCTCAAGAAATCTCAAGTCATTGTGGTGACTATCTACCAACAAACTATAGAGCAACTTGTTCATGCCCCGCTCAAAATACTATTGTAACCGTAGATGATGATAATCCAAACTATCTATATCTATATACTAACAGATTCTCTGGTGATAAAGTATTACAAAATGCTTTTTATAGATATATTCTAGAAACAGGAAATGAAATTGAATCTAGTCAAGTATATGATAACTATTTACATGTAGTTATTAAAAAGAAATCCCAAGATGGTTCAAAATATGAATACTATATTCAAAGAACTTATCTACAAAAACAAGATAAGGGAATTCCAAAGTTAGATAATTATTCTTTAATGAATCTATATGTAAACTCTAACTGTTCTTATAACACATCTACTAACGAAACAAGATTTAATATTGTATTCCCCTACTCCTTTGATCCAAGTAAAGTTCTGTTAATAACAGACCCTAGTGACTCAAGATGGGGAGAAAGAAAATATACTGTTATTAAACCAGATTATGTAGCTAATGCTAATGGAATTGGTTACATCTTTACTGTAAATGGTAATTATGCAGTTAACCAAGCTAGATTATATATTGGTACTAAGTTTACTATGAATGTAGAACTAAGTACACAGTTTGTAAGAGATCAAAATAACAATGTTATTGATGGTGTTCTAAATCTAAAAACACTTGCATTAAGACACGCCGATACTGGTAATTATGATATTATTGCAACAAGAAGAGGAAAGTCTGTTATTCAATCTAAATTCTCTGCTTTGGTAACTAACAATAACTTAGATACTCTTAGTATTGAGAATACAGAAAAGAGTGGAGAGTTTGTTGCAAAAGTATTTGGATTCTCTGATACAACAAGAATTCAAATAGTTTCTGATTATCCAACACCAGTAAATATAATTAACATGGAACTTAAAGGTAAGTTTACTCAAACATATACTTCCTTAAATACCTAATAGGAGCCTAAATAAATGCCTACTAATGCTTTATTAAAAACTAATGTAAGTGGAACTTGGGATTCATCAACAGGTTTATCTTACTCACAAATACCAACTATAACAGGAATTTCTCATAAAGATCAACTAGAAGTTGAAAGAGTTTTTACTGCACCAAGCGGAACTGTTTTAACACAAGAAGATTTTAGAAAAATTTATGTAGTTCCTGCTGCTAATTATACCGTTGACGAAACAGGTAAAAAGATTACTGCTTTCTCAGCAAGCCTTCCATCATACACTACTGTTGGTGGAACAATTGTTGCAGTACCAGCAATTACAAATGGTGCTGTTATTGCTATAAGAAGAAAGAGCATTACCAGTGAATCATTAGTTAATTGGGTTGATGGTACTAGACTTACCGCTAGCCAATTAAATCTTCAAACATCTCAATTAATAAGCGTTGTTCAAGAAATTCTTGATAGAATGAATTATGAGTTTGTTACCGCTACAGACCTAGATTATAACTTTGGTTACAAGTGGTCAACAAGAAGTTGGGTTGAAGGAAGAATTGGTGCTATTTCAACTACTGTTAAATCCTATATTGACACAGCTGATACAAATTTACAAAACCAAATTACATCAGCTGTTGATATGAATACAACACAAAACGGTAGACTTGATGCTATTGAATCATTAAATACATCACAAACATCTAGCATTAATACACTAAATACAAGAGTAAGTCCATCTACCAGTCTTACTGGAACATATTCAGCATCTAACCTATCAGCAGCCGTAAATGGTTTAGACACAAGAACAACTTCTGTAGAATCTAGAGTAACCTCTGTAGAGTCTACCAACACAACACAAACAAGTAATATCTCAGCACTACAGACAAAAGTTGGTGCTGGTACTGTAACTGGTACTATTGTTGCTAATGGTTCTGATATCATTACAGCAGTAAACGCTATTGATGATTATGTAACTAATGCAGTAACGACCAGTACAAACACCATCTTTAATGGTCACGCTCAGGGTAGAATTGTATATGCTGGTGCTAATGGAACTAAAGATAGCACAGCAAACTTTACAATTACTCCTAGCGGCACTAGCCCAACAGTACTAACATTAGCTGGAAATCTATCACAAACTGGTAATATAACGCAAACTGGTGTTCTTAATCTAACTGGTAACACAACATCAGTATTAAGCTTGACTGGTACATTTACTGTTAACGCAGATTCTGCAACAGTACCAACCTTCAAGGGTGCTTCAACACAAAAAATCATTGCATTTAAAAATTCAAGTAATACTGAAGTAAATGCAATCGACCAATATGGAAACCTTACCGGAAGAGCTACAGCAACATATGGTTCTAGTTCCCCAACAAACCCAATTGCTGGTTCTATTTGGTATGATTCTGCAAATACTTCTTTTAAGATTTATGATGGAAGTGCTTGGAATCAAGTTAGCACTACAACCTTAGCTAATTATGTTGGTCTTTCTGGTAATGAAACCGTTGCTGGAAATAAAACATTTAGCGGTGCTATGACACTAAGTAGTAATCTGACTGTAGACACAAATACATTATTTGTTGATGCTACTAATAATCGTGTTGGTATTGGTACTACAAGCCCACAACACAAACTTGTTGTTTCAAATGCTGGTTCAGAAGGTTTAGAAATTGTACCCGGAAATGGCGCAGGTAGCACAGTTCTTCAAAGTTATAATAGATCTGATAGTACCTATGATACAATGGACTTAAGAGCAAGCGATTTTAAAATTCGTATTGGAGTTACAGAAAAAGTTACTATTGATTCTTCTGGGCGCGTTGGCATCGGGATGACTCCAACGACTCGCACGCTTTCAATTTTCGATTCAACTGCACCTACTTTCCAATTAGCAAATAGCACCAGCGGATCATCTTCAACGGATGGTTTTTTGTTTTCACTTGATAGTACCAATACGGTGATTTGGAATGCAGAAAATGGTTACATGCGTTTTGGAACAAATGACACAGAGCGAATGCGGATTGATTCTACTGGTAATGTTGGTATTGGAACAAACAGCACATCAAATTTGTTGCACACGCATCTTGCATCAGCAGCAACCGCTCGTATTCAGTTGACTAATTCTACAACAGGAAGCTCTATAGAAGATGGTTTGCAGTTGCGAGTTGATGCTGGTGGAGCAGCGTATTTAATGCAGGGAGAAGCGTCTTCTTTGCTGCTTGGTACTAGTAATACAGAACGAATGCGTATTGATTCTTCTGGAAATGTTGGTATTGGTACTACAAGTCCAGTAGCAAAACTACAAGTAGCAAACTTAAGTCCACAATACTCACCACAAATTGGTACAAGACAACCCGGAAATCAATATGAGTTTGGTCACAGCAATGCTGCTGGTTATGGCTCAGTAATTGGGGCTGAAGTACAAAGTGGTGCTCCTTTTATTGCTTTTAACTGTGGTGCTGGCACAAACAACAATACATATAGAACATTTGGTTTAGCTGGTGCTGTTTTAAAAAGCGATAACACTGGTGGTTTAAATATTTCTACTATTGCTAGTGTTAATGCTGATAACCAAAGTGTACCAACAGATCCAACAATAGCTTTTACACCCACCAGTACTGTAGTAATAGGCTCTAGTACAAAAGTTACTAATGCATCGTTTCCAAACGGTTTAAAACTAGAAACAGTAACAGCAGGAACAGATTCTGCTATTGGTCTATATCACTATGGCGATACTGATGCTGGAAATGCTATTAGATCTTTTAGAGCAAAAGGTTCAAAAGCAAGCCCAACAGCAGTTGTAAGTGGTAATTTACTTGGCTCTATTCGCGGTCTTGGTTATAATGGAAGTGCTTTTACCGCACAAACTGGTGGTATGGATATTGTAACTACTGAAAATTGGTCTACTACTGCTAATGGAACAGCTCTTGCTTTTAATACAACACCAAATGGATCTACAGCTAGTAGCATGACAGAACGAATGCGTATTGATTCTGCTGGTAATATTGGTATTAATACTAACAGTCCATTAAATGGTTTACATATCTATAATAAACCACTTGTTACTCAAACCGCATCAGTTAATACTATTCATTATAGAGATGTTGCTAACTATGGCTATTTATCGGGAAATAAAACTGGAATAGTAGAAATAGCCCTTCCAACAACAAACTGGCAAAATGCAAGTAATGCTAACATTAACACAATGCTAAATATTACTATTGATGGAGCTAATTATGATCCATCAGCATCTTGGCAAGTAAAAATTAGTGCCTATCATTACGCATCTGCTACACAATGGCATAGTAGTGGTGTTGAAATTACAGGAAAATGTCCATTTAATGTAGTTAGACTTGGTTATAACACAACAACTAATAAACCAGTAATTCTTCTTGGAGAAACAACAACAGTTTGGTCTTATCCTAGAATTAATTTATCTAGTATTTATATTGGTTATGCTAGTACAACAGATGCTATTTGGTCATCAGGATGGGCATTCACCGACGCTATTACAAGTACTAGTAATTATACATTAAATTATGCTGGTAGTACTCCTATAGCAAATTTTGTAACAAACACTAGTAATCAAAATTCATTTAATACAGCAAACACATTTAATGCAGCAACCACATTTAATGACAATGTTACTATAGGATCTGCAAAGAAACTAATATCTCCAACAGTTGAAACAGATGTAATTCAAAGTACTGGTACTTTACAATTCCGTGGTGATTATGATGCTTCTGGTGGTACTACCGCAGATATGACTATTAACTCTAGTGGTGTAGTTGTATTTGCCAACCCACCGCTGTATGGGGAAGTCCCATTAGCTTATTCAGAAACATCAGTTTCAGCTCAAGCTGCATCAGCTACTACTGGTTTTAGATTTAATACGGGATATGAACAATACGATACAACTAATTTTCCACAAACTAGATATATAAAACAAGGAAGATTTATAACATTAAGCGGTGCTGTAAGAGCAAGCGTCGCTAAAACATTTTCGGAATCCGAATACCAGTTATTGGGTTTACCAGCACCAGTACAAATGGTTGTTGGTTTGGCTGCTGGAGTTGTATTTTCTGGTGTTGCGAATAATTATGGTACTGTTATGTTAAAAATAGATACAAATGGAAGACTTCGTTTTACTACTTTACAAACAGGACTAGCATCTGCAACATTTGCTCAAATGCTTGCAAATACTACTACTTGGTTAACTTTTAACATAACGTACATGACCGCTTCATAAAGGAACTATATCATGTCAGATCAAAATAATATTGGTATTTATGTAGCTATGATGCAGTTGGCTATTCTGACTGTTGGTGTAGTTACCGTTATTCTTAAATTAGGAAAAAGAGATGCTATGATAGATCGTAATATAGAAGAATTAATTGTATTACGAGATATTGCAAAAGATCTTGTTAAAACAGATATTGAACAAGGTAAAAGCATAATTGTTATGATGGGTGATCTTAAAGAACTAAGACATCGTATTGAGGTATTAGAAAGAAGTCTATGAAAAAATTCTTAACTATGTTGTTACTATGTGGTTGCTCATCTGTTAATCAGATATCTACTAGTAACCATATAGTTCAAGAAAACGCAATTAAAATTCTTGATACTCAAGATATAACTATTGCTCATAAACACGCGGAAATTATTTTAGGTGAAACAAAAGATATAGCAGATGCCATTAGTGGAGTTAAAGATATTACCCCTTGGTGGGCTTCTTTAATTCAATATGGATTTATCTCTATTATCTTTATTGGTATTGTAATCATTCTGTGGCAGACAGGTATAGGCCAAGCTATCCGTCTTGCCATAGGATGGATACCAAGTAATAAAAAGAAAGAAGCTGCTCTAGCTCAATCGGTATTAGATGAATCTAAACCAGAGGGTATTAGAGAGTGGATTGCAGCTAGGCGACTTAGCGATCCTGAATTCGATGCTGCATGGAGAAAGGAAAATAACAATGCCGGGAAAAAGACCGATTGATATTGGACAACACTCAGCAGACCGTGGTATTCTAAAAAGAAATACTACTGGAGTAATACATAATCTTAAAGAAGAAAATCTTTCTGGATTTGCTAATAAAGAAAACTCTTTGGGTCAGTTTGGTGCTACTACTTCAGCAGAACTAGCGGCAATTATTACAGATGAATCTGGATCTGGTAGTTTAATATTTGGGACAACTCCAACAATAAATGAACCAGAAATAAACGAACCTGTTATTAATACAATAAAGATAGATACAACCTCTAAAATTGTAACCGCAAACCTATTAACTGGAAGCACAACAGTTGTTCCTATAATGCAATTTCCTTTATATGAAGGAAACCTAGCAACCAATGATTATAATGTTATTGGTTGTATTGAGTTTACTATTCAAACAGAAGTAGGAAATACTACTGGTTCTACCTTACCAACAAAACTAACAAAAAGAAAAATTACAAAAATATTAGCAGCTTTAAATCACGACTATGAAGCATATGGTATAACTCAAACACCTTCAGTTAATTTTGTAGAGTATGGAAATACATATACTTCAGTTTCTGATTTTGCAGTCTATAGCGTTGTTTATGATTCTGTAGATAAAATGTTTGAATTGCGTGTTGCTCCTTTATTAACATCAAGAATGTTTCATAGAGTTACCGCTTTATGTACACTTGGTATTGATAAACAGTGGAGTACTGGTTATATTGCAATTGAATAAGGAATAATATATGGCTATTCAAAAATTTAATGGAAGAGCTGGTTTTTCTATAAACCACCCACCAGTAGATCTTATAGATTCTTCTGGTAATTATACAACCACTACTGGAGATGTAACTGCTGTTAACTTTTATGGTAATTGGGATGGAGTTCCAAATGATCGTCTTATAGAGAACTTACAAACAGGCATTCTATATGGTGGTCTAGTTAGTATTAACGCTAGTGATCCTAGTAAATTTGACCTTACTGCTGGTGCTGGCATGATCGTTAGTACTGGGGCTACTCTTACTGCAATGCCAAACCCAACTGTAACAAATGTAACTTGGGCAGCACAAACAGGAATTACTTTAACAAACTTAGCAAGTACTGATGAAACTTGGATTTCAATAAACTCTAGTGGTACTATTGTACAACAATCAAATAGCTGGACAGATACACAATATGAAGCACAGATTCCACTAGGTGCTTTAGTACATCCAGATAGAGCAACTATTAATATTGCAAAAGCATATCCACATGTTTCATATGGACAACCATCTCAAATGGACCCGTTTATTAGAGCATTCGGTCCATTAAAATTATCTGGATATGAAATATCAGCAAATGGTGCTAATCTTCAAGTAAATAAAAGTACTGGTAAATCGTATGCACTTGGTAGAAACTATCCAACAGATCCAAATAATCCTAATATTGTTACAGATACAAATGCAAATCCAGTAACAACCGTATATCGTTGGTATAGAAATGGTTCTGGTGGGTTTACTACAGTTGTTAATTCAGCAATAGATCCAACTAAATGGGATGATGGAACAGGTACTTTAAACTCGGTATCTGGTGGTCAATACACAGTACAAAGATTATTTGCTCTTCCAAATCAACCTTTAGTTATGGGTTCTTATTATGGAAGGCAGTTATATAATTCGATTGAATCAGCTCAAGCAAATATTCAATATGAAACTTTCTCTGAAAATGATTCAACAGCAACTCAAGGTGTATTTCTTGGTTATTTAATTGTAAGAGGAAACGCAACTGCTTTAGATAACACAAGTAATGCTAAGTTTATTGCATCAGGTTTATTTAGAAATACTGCAAATATTGGTGGTGGCGGTGTTTCTTATTCTGTTATTGATGACTTTGGTGATGTTACAATTACTAGTGTTACTAATAATGATTTATTAAGTTATGATTCATCAACATCTCAATGGGTAAATAAATCTATTGAAGCATTAAATATACAACCAAGATTAGATTACTTATTATTTGATAAAGGAATAATTTAAATGGCTACAACAGCACAATATGTTTCTACTCCAGTTATTGAAGTTTCTCAAGTAACTACAGCCGACACTAGTAGAACAGCACCATCCACAACCACACTAATATGTGCAGGTCCATCTTCAGCATCTGCTGCTGGAATTGGTAAAAGAATTTTAAGAATTACTATTTGTGGTACAGCAACAACATTGGCTAATGCAGTAAGAATATTCATTTCAACAGACGGTGGAACTACAAAAAGATTATTGGTTGAAAGAGTTATTCCTGCTATTACAGCAACTGCTGGTACTACTCCACCATTTAGAGCAGAAGTACCTGAACTAGTTGGTTTAGTATTGCCCGGTACAGTCAGTAGCAATGCAACAAACTTGTATGCATCTACAAATATTTCAGAAACTTTTAATATTGTTGTCGAAAGCGGTACACTATGAACTTAGGCTTTTTTGGTTTTCCTTCTCAAAGCCCAAATGAGGGTATTAATATTCAAGAATTTGATTCTACTGGATTCTGGAGAAAACCAAAAGGTGCTAAATTAGTTTGGGTATATATGGTTGGAGCGGGAGGTGGAGGTGGTGGTGGTCATGGAAGACAAAATAGAACATCTGCTGCTTCAGGTGGGGGTGGTGGCTCTGGTGGCTCTGGTGGTTGGATGTTTTATCCAGCTTCTCTTTTACCAGATCTTTGTGAAGTTCTTATTGGAGCTGGTGGAAACGGTGGTTCTGGTGGAGCAAACACAAACGGAAATACCGGGTCTAACGGTGGAGAAAGTGTTTTTGGTAGGCCACCGGGTTTTGCTGCTAACTTTAATAACCCAACTGTATATGGTTTTTATGCTAGAGCTGGTTTAGCTGGAGTTGGTGGTACTACTGCTGCTGCGTCCGGTGGAGCAACTAGAGGCTTTAACGGTTTTGTTTCTGGTGCTGGTGGTGCTTCATCTATTACTGCTGCTGCTACAAATCCCGCTATTCCGGGTCTAACTGGTCCGGGTGGCGGTGGAGGCGGTGGGATATCCATAACAGCAGGAACCGCGTTTAACGGAGCACAGGGAGCTTTAGGCTCTAATCCAGACACTAGCGGTGGTGGCGGTGGTGGTAGATCAGGAAACGCCAACGGAACTGCCGGAACTGCCGGAACATTCCCAGATACAAGCACAACCTATATTGATGGTGGATCTGCTCCATATGATATTATGACAACAGGTTACTATGGATCAACTGGTTATACAAATGATAATCTTTTATTCAATGCCCAAGAAGGTGCTGGTTACGGTGGCGGTGGAGGAGGAGCTAGGTCTAACTCTTCTGCTGGTGCTTTAGTAGCGGGTGCTGGTGGTGAAGGATGGCGAGGTGGTGGAGGAGGCGGTGGCGGTGCTTGTGGAAACATAGGTGGTGGAAACGCTACTGGTGGGGCTGGAGGAAGAGGAGGAAATGGTTATTGTAAAATAATCACACTATTATGAGATATGCAATAGTTAATAAAGAAACAAATAAAGTAATAAATGTTATAATTGGTTTTATTGATTTAGGTGGAAACTTTGAGTTAGTAGAACTATCTGAAGATTCCCCAGTAAGTACTGGGTGGTCTTATGTTAATAAATCTTTTGTAGAAGGAGAATAATATGGAATCATTTTTAGGAAGTGTTTGGTTTGGTTGCTTTATGTTATTTGCTGGTTATGTAGCTGGTCATATTGTAAGTGTTGATAAGATCAAGACTTGGATCAAAGGCTGAATATGTCCGATAACAATGATCTCATTAAACGCCTTAACGACCGTTTACTGAGCCAGCTGCTCTTAGACCTAGATGACCCCACCCGATGTACTCCGGGGCTTTATACGGTCATCAGAGGGCTTATAAACGACAATAGGGAGGTACTGGATGGTATCTCCCATGCTACGCTAGATGAGCTAGAAGCTAAGATGGCTTCCAAGGCTCCATTTAAATTTAAAGCAGCCAATGGCTGATAACAAGGAACTATGACATAATTGTTGTAGTTCTTATTATGGAGGATGTATGCAAGCACCACAAGAAATGGTTGAAGACTTTAGAAACCACCTATGGGCCTGTTTTAAGTACTTAGGTCTTGGAGAGCCAACACCATTACAATACGCTATGGCAGATCTAATGCAAACTGGACCAAGAGACTTCCAATTACAGGCTGGTCGTGGTGCAGGTAAATCTGTAATCAATGCTTGCTTTGCTAGTTGGAGATTACTAACAAATCCAGATAGAACTATTATGGTTATCTCTGCAACAACTTTAAGAGCAATTAACTTTATTGCTCAGGTAAGACAAATCCTAGAAGTTGTTCCATACTGCAACCATCTTAAACCAAAAGAGTTTGATAAAGATAGTGCATTCGGTTTTAATATTGGTTGTCGTACAGTATTCGGTCAGGATTTATCTTGCTATGCTAGAGGTATTACTGGTCAGATAACTGGTAGCCACGCCGACGATATTATTGTAGACGATGTTGAGATTGAAGAAAACGCAGATACTCCTTCAGCAAGAGAAAAACTTTTAAATAAGTTGGCTGAGTTAGAACAAATTAGAAACAATACACCAGATGGTTGTATTCGTATTCTAGGAACATATCAATCAACAGATAGTATTTATCTTAAATTATCTAACTCTTATCCTATTATAAAGTTTCCAGCAGTTATGCCAAATCCAGATGTTCCGGGTGAAATAGATAACTGTGCAGAATATATCCTAAAGTTGGAGCTAGAAGTAGGAGAATCAACACAACCAGAGAGATTCCCTATAGATGTACTTAAGTCTAGAGAAGCTAAGATTGGTCCAAGATTATTTGCACTTCACTACAAATTAGATCCTACCCTTAGTGATAGAGCTAAGTATCCCCTTAAGTTAGAAGATTTAATAGTTATTGATGTTAATCCTGAAGTATTCCCTGAAAAGATTACTTGGGAAAAGCGTACTCCAAAGAAACAAATTGAATCGTTTGGTATTTCAGGAGATCTACTATATGAACCACAATGGATTAGCCCTAATTTTATACCGTATATGCAGACTGCAATGTTTATTGACCCTAGTGGCCGTGGATCAGATGAAACGGCTATTTGCATTGCGTCATTTGTCAATGGCTATGTCATCGTACATGAATTGCTTGGTTTGCAAGGAGGATACGAAGAAGCCTTATTAAAGAAGATTGCTAAGTTAGCTTATCAATATGATATTAATCTAATTAGAGTTGAAGCTAACTTTGGTGATGCTATGTATTGTAATTTACTAAGGCCAGTCGTTTCTGAGATCTGTGGACAAGTAGCAATAGAAGATTTTAAAGTTACTGGAAATAAAGAGCAAAGAATTATTAGAGTTCTTGAACCAATAATGGCAGTACATAAATTAATTTTTAATACCAAAGCTATTAAGAATCAAGAAAATCAAAAACAAATAACAAGAATAACAGAGCGTCGTGGAAGTCTTAAGCATGACGATAGAGTAGATATTTTAGCTAGTGCTGTAGCCTATTGGCAAGATTCTTTATCAATTGATGCTGATTCTCAAATACAAAAGAATAAAAAAGAAGAATATAAACAGCAGATTAAAGATTGGATGAGTAATAAAAGATCTTTAGGATTACTTGGAGAAAGAGTAAGTGGTGCTTTAATAGTTAATGGCAATCCAAATATTAACCAAAAACTATATCCAAGCATCATAAAAAGGAGATTTAGAAGGTGACAGATATACTCCCAATAGTTGATAAAGAAGAACTACAAAGAATTAATAATCAAAAAGTAACTGAGTTGGAAAAAATTGCTTCAGATATGCCACAAGTATTTCTACAAACAGAAGGTCTTATATTTGGATCTATGTATTCAAGAACAATTTTTATACCAGCAGGTACTCTAATTACTGGTGCTTTTTCAAATATAGATAATATCTGTATTATAAGTGGTGATATAACAGTCACTACAAACGATGGTCCACAACGCTTTACTGGTTATCATGTTATCCCTGCTATACGGGGTGCAAAGAGAGCTGGAATAGCCCATGCTGATACATATTGGACTACGCTAATACACACAAACAAAACTAGTGTTGAAGAAGCTGAAAAAGAATTTACAAGTGAAATTGAAAAACTACAGACAGAAAAAATAAAAAAGAATACAATACTTATTGATAAAGGAAATTAATAATGTCATATGCAACATTAGCAGTTGGTGGTGGAATGGCTGCTTTGTCTATTGGTCAAAGCTTAATGCAGGGTTTGGGTGCTTCTAATCAAGCACAAGCCCAAGCAATGCAACAACAATTAATTGCACAAAACGCTAATTTCCAAAGAAAATCTCAAATTCAAGCAAATAATCGTAATATTGAAAAAGCTAATTTAGCTAAAGCAATTAATAATAAAGCAATTGAAAGAACCGCGCTTAGCGAACGAGCAATTCAAGAAGTTTATACAGAACTTGGTTATGATAATGCAAAAGGTCAATTTAGTAAACAAACAAACCAAGTAAACTCAGCATTACTATCTAGTGTAAGCGGTAGAAATATATCAGCATCTTCAGGAACAGCCAGAGCATTATTAAGACAAAATCTTGAAAACGCTACAGTTAATATGGCAAATCTCAGAGTAAATAGAATGAATCAAATGAGAGATATTCAAACTAGTTATCAAAATAAACTAGCACAAAGAGATTTTAATTATCAAGAACTACAGACTTATTTACCCGGTTATGATGGAATGATTAGTGCAAACAATACTGGACAGATTCTTGCTAGCGGTGCTCTTAGTGGCCTACAAGCTGGTATTACAGCTGGTCTATTATACGGTAAAGGTAGTGGTGGCGGTCCTAGTGGTAGTCTTGGTGAGAGTATAACTGATTGGGGCAATGCTTCATCTATCGGTGGAAGTGCTATGGGCGCAGCATAAAGAGAGATAAAATGAATACTGATAAATTAAACAAACTACAACAAATAGCTGAAGGTACAACTTATACTGGAAAAACTAATAGTAAAAGATTTTCAGATATAAGAGCTGACCAAACTAAAAACAAACTAGAAAAAATTGAAGCCAGTATTAAACAAATGTACCCAAATAATAAACAAGAGTTTTTTAATACTTGGTTACAAGCAACAAAAGAACTTCCATTACCAACAGATAAAATAAAAGAACAGTATTGGAAAAAGTATCTTGAGTTACACCCAGACGGAGAATCCAAAGCTAAAGAAGAACTTATTTCTAGAACAGAAAGAGAAATGGAAATGTTTCAAAGTCCAACTGAAAAAGAACATTTCTTAAGAGATAAAGTTTCAAGATGGCCAAAGTGGATGGTAGAAGAATTTAAAGATGATCTTCAAAACTTCTCAACTAGAAACGCAGATATTAATCTTAATAAAGCAAAGCAAGTTTATAAAGATGATCTTAGTAAAAGACTTAAACAACTGACTCCTAAAGAATTAGATCCCGATGTATCAGAAGATGCTCATATTGAAGATTTATTAAAACTAGAAAGAATGAATCTTTTAGATGTATCTAATGCAATAAACGGACGCTTTGGTGTAGCAAATAAAGATGGTGCTTTTACTCCAGCTTTTGATTTGGAAGATAGATCTCAAGTGTTTCCACAAGATCCATATGGAACTCCAAATACAGATGAACAACTTATGGTTGATGAGCTAGCACCAGAGTTTATTAAAAACTTTGTTAAAACTAATGTTGCAAATCAACGAGCTAAAATAAACTTAGACAATAAAGCATCAGAAGGTGTTGCTGCCAATATGCTTGAAACTGGTTCATTAACACCAGATAAGTGGAATGAGGCTTTTTCTATGTTTGCAAAACCAGAATATCAAACTCTAATTGAGAGAGGTATGATGGGAGAAATTAACAGCGGTCGTGTAAAAAACGAAAAGGATATAATGAAAACTTTATATATGGCTTTAAATCAATATAAAGATTTATTTCAAGGAGATGTAAATGCCCCCAACACCAAATAATTTTATAATTAATCCAGACCAAGTAAATATACAAGCACCAAAAGTTCAGGAACAAATTGCAGGAGCTACCTTTGTAAAAGAAGGTGAAGTATCTATGGCCGCTCCAAGAGAAATGATTGGTGGTATTGATACTAGTGCTTTTGATTGGTATGGTGTTGGAGCAAAAGCATTTGAGGTAGCTGGTAATATCCTTCCAAGAGTATTAGAATATAATATTCAAAAAAAGGGTGCTGAAATTTCTGATATTATTTATGATGCAGAAACTAAAGTATATGACTCATACTCAAACAAAAAGCAACAAGGACTGCCTTCTGACTTTGCATCAGATGATGCAGTAAACGGCATAAACAATATACAAGATGGTTTTTATAAGCAACAAAATGAAGCTGCCGAAAAAATAAATAGTGTATTTGAATTTGAAAATCCTTTATTTGTTAAAGATGCAAATGGAAACTATAAATCAAATGAATCATTTAAGTATGATGGTTTTGGTAGTAGGTGGTTTGATGTAATTGATAACGCCAGAAGAGGTTATAAGTCATTAGCAGAAGCAGGAGAAAGAGTTCAAAGAGATGCTTTGCTAACTATGAATGAACAAATGAATCTAGCAAATGCTTTTAATAACGGCAAGCTTGGTAAAATTCAACCAACAGATGCACAAAAGAAATACAATCAAGTAGTAGATCAAAATGAACCGGGATTAAAACAAATCCTATTGCCAAAAGAACAAGCAGATTTACTTCAAGATAAAAGTTTAATTATTCAGCAAGACCCAAATACTGGAATTACATTAGTTGATAATAATAGATTTATGGAACTTCCTGAAGATATTAGAAAACAACAATATGCACAATATGTTCAAGAATATTACCCGCAAGCAGGTATTCAAGTACCAGATCAATTTAAAAGACTTGCTACTGCTCTAGCTTCAGCTCCTTCTTTAGGAACAGAAAATCCAAAAACATTTGATATGTTTTATCACATTGCTCCACAAATTAGTGACGAATCTTTTGAGTATATGCAAACTCAAGATAGTAATATTTCTGAAGAGGGAATGAATAGACTTAGAATTATTAGATATCTTTCAAGAAATACAAATAAATCAAGTGGTGAAGTATTACAACTTGTTAGTAAAACAAACCTAGAAACAATGGGTGCACTAACAAAAGCAATGTCAACACGAACATCATTAAGTCAACAGGCTGGTGTTAGTGGTATTGGTAGTAAGTATACTTCATTAGAAAACTCATATTCATCCTTCTTTATTGATCAATTAAAAACATCTGGATTAAATATTACACAAGATAATTTAAACCAAACTCTAAGAGAAAATAGAGATATTAGAGAAGCCTATATGTCTGGTTTATCTTTTTATATTACACCAGACCAAGAGTTAAACAAGGATGAGCGAGAAAAAGTATCTCAAAATATTATTGTATCTTCTTTATTAACACCATCTACCTATACAATCAAAGGTGTAGATGCAAACAATAATCCAAGATTTACTCGTACTGGCTTAGTATCTCCAAATTCTATTTTTAGACCAGAGCCAACAAAAAGAACTTTACAGCAATTAAAACAAAACCAACTATTACCAAAGTCAATAAAAGAATCTTTAAATGATGGCTCAACTGGGGAATTGAAACTTGGTTATGCTTCTCAACTAGCAATGACTAATTTAGAAGGTGATGTTAGTGGCTATACAGGAGTTATTGCTAGTAGTATTGACGAATCATTTTTTCAACAAAGAACCTTATTCCCAGTAGACAAACTACAGCGATTAGTGTCTACAATTCGTATTGAAAGAACTAATCCAAGTACTGGTCAAACTTATGACGCTGGTCCAAATAAGGCAACTATTTATAAGCTTGCTTTTGCATCTAGCGACCAAGTATTGACTAAGTTTAATGGTGGAGTAAGACCACAAACCGAAGAAGAAATTCAAAGATCTTTTTATGCCGCTATGGAAGCAATTCCAACAGCAGATCAATGGGGCTGGACTCCAAACCTATCTGAATCAAAAGGAGCCTATAGAAATAAAACTATGGGTGAAGCCAGAGTAGATATGGTTTTAACAAGCATTCCACTATATAATAAAGATGGAGTAGGAGAGCTATTAACAGACTCAACAGTAATACCAATTGAAATGAAAAATGGGCGTTCATTTATTAACCCAGTAAATGGACAGTCTATGTCATTCTTTTCTGATATTAAAGACGAAAGCGGAGCAATAGATATTTATGGTCCTGCTTCTGATTTTAATGTATGGGCAAATAGTCTACAAAGTGGAACAAACCCAAATCAGATTAAACTAACAACTAGTCCAAAAACTGTACAGAATCAGATTGATTACTTTGTTGCACCAAAAACTAAAGATGAATTAGTTGGTGAAATTAAAGATAGTTTATTAAAAACACCAAATAGAAATACTAGTAAAGATTCTATTTTTGTTGGTCAAGATTCTAGTATGGATACAATTGCAGAATTTAGAATGGCATTACAATCCGAGATGCCTTTCTTGGTCAAGAACGCACAACAAAATATGGGGTTAAATCAGCAACAAGCTGTTGAATTATATTCAGCCCTATTAACAGATGAAACATCTGCTGCGTTATTTGAAAAAGCAAAAGGAAAACAATTTATTGTTACTTTAGCAGATGTAACTCTATCTACAAAACAGTTTTTAAATAACGCACAAACAAACGTTCCAAATTTACCACCAATAGATTCTAGTAATAACGATATCTTAAAAGGTATTCAAGATAGAATTACAATTACACCAACCAAGTTAATGGCACAGGCTATTGAACAAGCAGAGATAAAAAAACAAGAAACCACTCCACAAACAAAGATGGAATGGAACTATGATACACTATCTTGGGAAAAAGTACCAGTAGTAAAAGAACAAACATTTACTAGTGATCCTAATTTCAAGTATGGTGGAGCAATTGGAATGATTAGAGATTTCTTTACTGGAGAAAAAACACAGAAAGAAACATCTCCCGGTTCTGTTGGTGAAAAACCATATATTAATTTAATCTCTGAGTTTGAAGGAATGAAGACAGAAGCTTATTGGGATGATACCGGAAAAGTATGGACAATAGGTAAAGGCACAACTACTTATAGAAATGGAACTCCAGTTAAAAAGGGAGATAAAATTTCTAAAGAAGAAGCAGATAATCTAATGCAAGATTTTGTAGATACTAAGATTATTCCTAGATTGTCTGAGACAATTCCAACTTGGAATGAAATGAATCCTAATCAACAAGCAGCATTAATTTCATTTGCTTATAATATGAAGAACGGTCAAAATTTCTATGGTCGTAAAGGTTTTGAAACATTAACTAAAGCCGTATCTTCAGTAGATAATTTTAAAGATGTACCAACAGCATTATTACTTTATAATAAGACTGGTGGTAAAAAATCAAAAGGTTTAGCAAGACGAAGAAAAGCTGAAGCTGATCTTTGGTCTAAATAATATACTTATTCATGGCACACAAGTTCCCAGAAAGGTAACATATGAGTACAGAAAAAATCAACATTGATGGTTTAAATAATTTTAATTTTCAACTAGGTCCAAGTGTTAACTATAAACCAGAACAAGAACTACCAGAACTTTACTTTACAGCAACTGCTCCAGTAATGTTTGGTAGATCTTTCTTTAATAACTGGCAAACCTTAACAGCCCCATTTACTTTTAATACACTAGAAGGAGCTGAAGCAGAGCGTTATGGTGTAATGCCTGATACTAATCTACAGGCTATTAGTTCAAAGGAAAATTGGTCAACTAAAAAACCAAACAATGATGATTTTTGGGAATTTAGAAAAGCAAACTATTTATTAACTGGAGGAGCTGGTTCTGGTTTCTTGGGCAGAGATGTAGATAGATTTGCTTTAGAGAGAGCAAAGAGAGGCTATTGGAGTGGTCCTTATTTCAAGATTCAAAATCCATTAATTGAAAACATGGATCAGGTTGAAAAGGATTATAATGATTATTTAAATCAAATTAAAGCAGCAAAGCAAGCTGTTAAAGTAAATCTTGGTAATGATAATGAACCAGTTGCTTACTATGAAGAAGGTGTTCCAAAAACAGCAGAAGGCAAGCTAGCATGGTCATCTAGTGGTGGTGTAGATATTAAGTATGATGGTAAAGAAATTCCATCACATGTAGTACCAGAACCAATGACACTAGAGCAGTTTAAGGAAAGAAACAAAGCATTTATAGATGCTGGTTCAATTAGTAGATGGATGTTATCTACACAAGCTGAAGGTGGTTATCTATCTGGTAACGCTCTTGTTGGTGCTTTGGTTGATACCGCATTTGACAACCCACTATATAAAAATAACTTAGACGATGAATATGCTAAACAATCAGCAATTCAATTATCTTTAGCAAAATATAACAGCGGCTTTGATATTTTTGAACAGGGAGTTGGATCAATTGCGGACGATCTTAAAACGCTTATTGATAAAAAAGATCCAAACTTTGATGGAGCAAAGTGGTTTAATCAACTTAATCTACCAAAAGAAGTAAAAGAAACTTTATCAAAAAAGGGTGTTGATGGTATTGATTTTATTGGAACAAACAATAAGGATCATGCTTTATTTATATTACAGGATAAGGTATTTAAATCAACTCTTAAAGAAAAAGTAGAAGCATACCAAAAAGATAGTATATTATTTGATAACTTTGCTGGTGATGTTATTGGTTTTGCTGCCGATTTCTTTACTACAGCAATTAACGATCCAGACCTTGGAATTGGTATTGCAGCCACAGTAGCTACTGCTGGTTTTGGAACAGCAGCAAAGGGTGGACTTGCAGCACTAAAGGCAGCTGGTTATACTAATAAAGCAATTAGATTACAAAAATCATTACAGACTATACAAAAGGGACTTAGTATTAGTACCGCCTTTGCAACAGGTGAACTACCAAGCTTTATGCAAAAGATGGGTCATTTAAAAAGACTTAGTTATATCGGTGGTTCCGGTGCTGTATTAAATACAATTGCAAGCGCAAAGGACCAAACAACAAGAATAGCTATGTCAATGACTGGTCTTCAAACAGACCATGAATTTGAGTATTCTAAAAAAGAATTAGCTATTGCTGGTACTGTAGGTTTCCTATTTGGAACAAGTTTATACGGCGCAACTCAGGGACTTGGTAAATTAAAGAATAAACTATTTAAGAAAACAGATGAAACTGGCGTTGCTCGTTTAGAAACACCAGAAGGAACTGATGCTGTTGTTACCAGCCCAACCCCACTTACAAAAGATGCTATCATTGAAACTGCTACATTAGCTGTTGAAGAAACTAAAGTAGATCCAATTACAGCCGTACCAGCAGTAGAAGGCGTTAGAACAATAGACCTTGATATTGAAGGTACTAAGTATAAGTTTAGAGAAGACGAAATTAGAAAGATAGATGAAACAGCAAAACAAAACACTATTGAAAATGTATATATTAGAAGAGAAGATGGTATCTATGAAATACCAAAACTAAGTTTAGATGAAGCTAAGATTAGAGCTGTTGAGGTAGAAGGATTACCTCCAGTTACTGGGGAAGCTCCTACTAGACTAGAACGAATTGCTAGCGATGCTGAAAAAGCAGCTGACTCTGCTACAATTAAAGAAGACGGTAGAGCAGGTAAGCTGGGTTCTGCTCCAGAGTCTCCAATCTTTAATAAGGTTACTGGAGAAAGTACTTTAGATTACGGTAAGAGATCTATTGATGCTAATCAAATAAAAGATGAAAAGGATTGGTTAAGAGTTGTAGCAACAGCTGAAGATATTAAAACTATTCAAGCTGAACCAAAACCTTATTTGAAGATTAGAAAAATAAAAGAACTTGCAACAAGATCTTTAGATGTTCTTAAGCAATTAAAAGAAAGTGGAAGAACAGCCAAAGACTCTACTTGGTTTACAGATCAAGAAATAAACTTAAATCGACACATTGCTGATTTACAAAAACTAGAACGAGATCTAATTGGAAAAGAAAACAAAGGCTTCTCTACTTTAAGCAATGAAAAGAAAACTCAATTCTTAGAACTAGCTGAAAAATATAAAGATGTTTCAAGAGAAGATTTTGATCGTCGTATTAACGAAGAAAAGAATCTTAATAGAAAGTTTAGAAAAGCATTAAGTGAATATCTTTTTGGTAAAGAAAAACCAACTGAAACACTAAAGGTTAAAGACACAGATTCTCCATTAGTTAGAAAACTAAAGCAAAAAGAAAATGCTATTCTTGCTAATCGAAAGACTAAACCAAGATCATTAAATGCTGCTCAAACAAAGAAAGCACAAAAAGCATTTACAGATATTTCTTTTGCTAAGAAAATTTCACCAGAACATGAAAAGCTTATAAATTATTTTGAAAAAGTATTACAAAAATATTTTGATAATAGTTTCCCACATACTGATATTAAAGCTGCAAAAGAACTTAAAGAAAAAACAGTAAAGTTAATTGCTTCTGCTATTGCTAATCTAAAACTAAATCCAACTAAACTAGTAACTTATTTAGAAAGAATTGGTGAAAGTGGTGTCTATGGTGAAGCACTACAGGATGCTGGTGTAAGAGAAGTTAAATTTGGTTTTTCTGTATTTGTTAATGAAATATTAAAAGGAGCTGAAGCTGGTTCTTTAACACCAAACCAAACAGCACATCTAATAACTAAAGTTGCTTTACACGAATTGGGTCATATCTACTCATTCGTATTAGATATTGATCAACAAATAGAATTATATAAAGCATACTCAGATTATGTAGATTTTGATTTAGTAAGATTCTTTACTGATCTTGATAACGCAGTATTTGAAAAGGGAAATTTAAACGGTAATTTTGTTTATTCTTTTGGAAATGTAGCAGAATTTTTTGCTAATATGTTTGAAAGCCTTGTATACTCTAAATCAGTTGAGGCTATTTCTAAACTAGAAAACCAAAGCTTACTTACAAGAGTAATGAGTCCATTCTTTAAGTTTATTAAAGATGTATGGGGTAAACTATCTAATATTATAAGAAAATCAGAATTTAATGATCTAGATAATATTATTAATGGTTTAATTGAAACAGCTGATGAAATTGATTATAGAACTGTTACTAATGCAGCTTCTTTAGGATTACACTCATTCCAAGTTCAAACAAGATTAGCACAAAATCTTGGAAAAACTTTTGATGGTATTTCTTACACTAGTTATATAGATTCTATTTTTGAAACTTTAATGGAAAAAGCATCGGTTGATAAACCATCTAAATTACTTGCTGATATAATTGCAGAAACAACTTTAGATGCTACTAGTGTAAGAGAAGTACAACGAAAGTTATTAACAAGATTATACGATGGTACATTAAGTAGAGAACAGGTAGAAAGCTTAAGTAATTTTGTAGACTCTGATATTAAAGATTTAATAAAAGATGTTATTACATATAAAGATGATTATTATACAAACTTACTAGCATTATCTTATTGGTTAATTCCAGATAAAGTACAAGAACTATTACAAGCAAATTACTATAAAATGTTTGTTCCAACAGGAGAAAAACTCACTACAAACGACACATCAGACTTTATAAAAAACTTTATAGAATTATCCGATCTTTCAGATAGATATAAAGCAAAATCTATTGCCTTTGTTTTACCATCTTTGTTTGAAGAAAACATTACTATGGCTGAAATGTATAGGAATGTTAATAGTATTGTAGACTTTTTAAAACGAATTAAAAACGATAAAGAAGCTACTGAAGTTTTACAAAATAAAATTGGTAGTTTCTTTGTAGATAAAGCATACGAAACAACACAAACTATAGCTGGACAATACCTAACTCAGTTTACTTTCTTTGAGGATGTATTAAATAATATTGCAGAGTATACTGGAATTACTATTGATCACAAGTTATATCAAAGCACAGAAAACTTAATTCTATCCGGTATTGAAGAAAGATTTGCAAGAGAATTTGTATTTAATGATAATATAATAGTAACCAAATTATCTAGAAACCCAAACCAACCACATGGTATTAAAGATTTTGATACTCTTATAAATGCTTTATTAGACACAACTACCGAAAATAGTATTATTAAGTATTTACTAGAAACTTACATGAAAGACACAGAAGTAGGTAAGGTATTTAGCCTACAACCAGTTTTCCAGCGTCTTGAAACAGATAAAGCATTTGAAGCACAGCTATTAAACGCAGCAAAAGAAAATCCAGATATTGATGGATTTGCTAAAGCACTATCTGGTCTTCTTGTTGATGAAAAGAAAAAGAAGATTAAGAAAGAAAGAAAGCTAGTTGAAAAGGTTGTAGAAGTACCAGAGAAACCAAAAAAATTTAAGTCACAAATGGAACAAGTTAAGGCTTCTCTTAAAGAAGGAGAATATATTGATGACTTAACTGGTAAACCTTATCTTGATGGACAAAGTGAAGTTGAAGTACTTATGTTTGAACCATATGTTGAAGGTCAAGCAAGCGAAGAACCATATATAGTAAAAACTATTGCTCCAGTTGTTCGTAAAGATGGAAAGATTGTTTCTCGCGGTACAGTTATAGTTAGAGAAGGAAACCCTAAGCTTGTTGCTAATCAAGAAACAAAGTTTAACGCTCTTCGTGAAAAACTTATGGCAAAGATTCCAGAAAAACAAGAAGAAGTTAAAATTCCTGATACATACATAACAGAAGACATCGGTCAAATTAAAGATGCTGATACCTTTGTAACTATGATTGGAGAGGTTGTAACTAAAACAGTATCTACTAAAAAAGAAAGAGAAGCTGGAGTATCCGGTCTAAAAGTAACAGCAAAAACAAAACTTGGTGCTAGTATTAGAAAGTATTTAAAAGATAACTGGAGTGGTATTAAAACAGAATCTGTAGAAGACCTAGTACAAAAAGTCATTGAAAAAATTCTTATGAATAGAGATAAGGTTAATGCTGCCTTGTCTCAGATGACTACAGAAAAAGAAAAGTTTAATTATGCTTTTGGTTTTGCTAATAATGTAGCAAAAGAAGCTGCGGTAAAACAAAAGCGCAAAGCACAAAAAGTTTCTTATGGTCTTGTTAGAGAAGATGGAAAAGAGATTGATATTCCTGATGCAAGAATAGCGGTTGAAAGTAGTAAACCAATTTCTAAAGAACAAGCAGAAAATGTTCTTTCTATTGTTACACAAACAACACTATCTCCAAGTGTAAAGGATATAGTTTCTAAGTATCTAATTGCTAAACAAAATAATCCAGAAATAACTGATAAGGGTATTGCAAAACTACTTGGAATTACTGATAAACAAGTAATGAATGCTAAGGCTGCTTTAAGAAAACAAGTACAGCAAATTGATGGGGAAATTAAACTTGTTAATGACGAAGTAAGACCAACATCTTTAACTGAAAATATTACAGAAACAGCAAAAGCAATAATTGCCAAAAAGTCTGATGCTATTCTTAGTGGTGAAGAAAAACCAAAGGTTGTTTCATTAGAAGAAGCTAGAGCAAAACTAGAAGCATCTAGAAAAATTAGAACTAATATTGAAGCCGCTGTTTCAAAACAAACAACTGAACTTCCAGTAGCAATGCCAGAAGTTAAAACTGAAGTTGGAGAAACTGTTATGTTTGTTTCTGGTGAAACTAAAGATGATTCAATTAAAGGTGGTTCTGTACTATTACCAGAAGATAAAGTAACTGTATCAGCAGATAAAACTGAACCAATTTTTGTAAGTACAACAAAGGTTAAAAGTACTACTAGAACATTAACTTTAGTTTTAGATAAACCAGATATTATCTCTGCTTTAGAAGCAACACCAGAAGAACGATTTTCTGATTTTGGTTTAGAAAAAGATATTTTAATTTCTATTGTAAAAGAATCTGAAACACCAGAAACAACACTAATTGATATTTTAAAAGAACAAAATATTGATTTAGTTAGCTTTATGAAAAAAGAAAAAACTGTAGCTGTTGTTCCAACTAAAGAAGGTGTAGTTAAGAAAGAAACAACGCTTGATACAACTAGTAGACTACCAGTAATAAGAAAACCAACAGAACCTCCTGTAGCTGACGATCCAAAAGTTATTATAGATAAGCCAGTAGTTAATCCAGAAAAACTTCCTGTTGATATGGACCCAAAGACTGGTAGAACACCAGCTACTGATCCAAAGATTAAAGCAGGAAAAGCTGAAACAGTTGTTCTTAATGATGTAGATAAGTTTGATGCTCAGATGATGGCTGGAGAATCTTTACTTAGAAACTCTGGAACAGATCCTAAGTTTGTTAAGATTCTACTACTTAACTTCCATAGAATTACTTCTGGATTAAGAGAAAATCTTGGTAAGAAGATCGAAACAATTCCAGATCAATTCTTACACTTCTTAGATAAAGTATATAACATCTATTCAACAATTTCTAATATTAATCAAGAAAAGTTTGGTACTAGATTTGAAACAATTAATAATATTTTCTGGTCATACTATGATATTGAAATTGCAAAAGAACTAGATGCAAGAAGTACTCCAACTGAACAAATCTCAGTAAAGACTATGGATCAAATTCTAGACTTTGCAAAAGCAAAGACTGATCAAGCTATTGCGTCTTATAACGCAAGATATGGCACAGATTTACCAGAATTTACTAGACCACCATCTCCACATGACTTTGTATTTAGTGCAGATAACATTACACTAAACTATCCTGATAAAGTTAGAATGAAAAAGGGTAGTTATGCAGCACAAACTTATGCTGGAGCAAAAGTAAAAGTAGATATTGAATCCGCTAAAAGAGATTTAGGTTTAGGTGTACTAATTGATATAGAACCAGAAAAGCTACCACCAACACAAGGTATCTTAATTAACTTCTTAAATAACCTAGCAACAGAGCATACAGAAGTATTTAGATCTACTAACTGGATTGCTAGTTTGTTTAGAGGATCTGAAAAGACAAATAGAAACGCATTTAGAAAAACACTAAGTTGGATGTCTGGTCTTACCTCATTTGCTACTGGTGAAGGCAAAACTCTTCGTAGTATGAACAACCTACTACGATGGCTTTCTTCAATGGCAGAAAACGGAAAAGTAATGACACACCAGTTAGTAAAGTCTGGTACACACGCATTTAAAACTTGGGAAGGCGTTGCTAATCAGGTTCAAAGATCAAAGAGAGCTTTGATTACATTAAACAGAGATCTTGCTATTCAAACAGGAGATCTACGAGTAATGCAAGCAGTTGAACTAGAAATTGTTAAATCTTTAGTATCAACTAAACGACCACTACAAAGAGCAGATATTCAAACAGCAGTTCTTGCTATTAACTCATCTGCTCAACCAGCATACATTGATGCTGTCTTTACTTCAGCAAAGAATCTAAGAGATGAAACAATTCGTAGAAATAAGTTCATCCTAGATCTAGAAAATTCTACTGAATGGATTAGTATTAAGGATGACGCTGGTAATCCAGTTCCAGCTGAAAACTACTTTGCACTAACATTTGATCGTGATAAAGTAACTAAGAATGATCGTACTCAAATCGTTGATGAAATGGTTAGAGTAAGAAAAGATACTATTAGAAACGATGAAACATTAGATCGTAGTATTATGCTTGCTATGGGTTGGTTATGGGATACAGAATCAAACCCATTAACAAGCCGTGGTAAGGAAGGTAGAGATCAACTACATATTGGAGAGACTGGTTTTGATGCTGATACTCTTTCAAGACTAGAGGCTAAGGCTGGTAATAGACGATATGCTCCCGGTACTGATCTTAAGAAGATTCCTGAAATTAGAAGAGAAGCTGATACTAAGTTCTTCTCTTATGAAGATCCAGCAACAGGTCAAATTGTAATCTGCGCTATTCCAGAAAAGGTAGACGATCTAAGTCCAAGAGATTTGGCTAGATATATGGAAACAGTAGATGGAGTTACTACTCACATTGCAGATCAATGGAAGGCTAACTTTGGTAATACAAAACCAGTTCTTCAAGTTATGATGGAAGAACTACTAGCCTTTAAATTAAGAGAAGGTAATTACCATAGATATATTCAAAAGCCAGAAATGGGTGATAACGCATTCTTACAATTATTTGGTAAGGGTGGAGATAATCAAGGATTTGCTGTTAAGAATCTTGATTGGAAGGAAGTATTTAATAGTCCTCTAATAAAAGATATTATCAGAACCAATCCACTAGCTGCTTATGATAATCTAATTAATCATAGAGGCTTTGAATTATTGGTACAAGCAGAACTAGATAGAATGCTTGGTGTAAAGGGTGTTCGTATCTATGAACTATTTGATGCAGCCAGTAAACTACTAATGAGAATGGCTGGATCAAATGAATCACTACAGAAAGATCTTCAAGGTGGTATGAAAAGACTAGCTGAAGATTATGCTGAATATGCTGGTAGAAATCCCCGCATTATGTCTGCATACGGTGAAACAGGAGAACAACTTAGTAGATCTGCTGGTGGTATTCTAAGAGCAACATCAGGTCAAGGTTGGGGTCTTCGCAGCACTGCTGAATCCTTTATCAATGTTATTACAGCACTACCAGAAGTTGGTATTAAAGAAACTATAAATAATGCGTTTGGTGTATTTAAGATGTTCTTAGATAGAAGACCATCAGAAGCATTAAAACAACAAGCATTCTTAACCGTACACGGAATTCGTAGTTATCTTTCTGAAATTGAAGATAGATATTTACAAACAAACTCCGTTTCAGGTGTTCCATCTTTAAATGATAGTTGGTGGAAAAGATTGACTAAGACAAGAGAAGATAGCAATAAACTAACAGCTGCTCTTGAAACAATAGGTAATCTTGGTGTAGAAGTTGGTTCAGTAAAGTATATTACTGGTATTTCAAAACACTTTGCACTAGGAAGATTTACACAAAGAAATGCTAAGTATATTGTAAGCGGAGCTGCTTTAAGACTGTTGGCATTAATGGAAAATCCAGCCAATAAAGCAGAACTAGAAAGACTACAAGCATTATCTATTACTTCAGAAAAGGCAGATAGACAATTAGCAGCTCTTCAAAAGAAACTAGCTAGAGAAGCTGGGTTTGGTGGTAACTGGGATCATGCTTTAACTTTTATGAGATTTAGATTACTAGATGCTGATAAGTTAAAGGCACTAAAGTATATCATGGAACAAACAGGAACTAACAAGAATGGAGTCTTTAATCTAACAGCACTACAAGCAAAGGTAGATGCTTATATGACTGGCCCCATTGGTCCTATTCCAAAAGAAGTATTAGATGAAGCCTTTAGTGATTTTGTATACGCACTTGAAACACAGATCTCAACTGATGGTTTAATTTCAGAATCAAGAGGATTAAATAAAGATATTTCAATTACCTCTAAAACTGGTATTGGTAGATTTATTAGATCGCTATTGCAATGGTCACAATCATTCAAAAGCGGTGTACTTGAAAACCTACAGCTAAAGAAACCAACAGTTGTTCTAGCTGAAATAGTTATTCTATACTCAGCTTTAACATATATGTCTGAACTTATAATAGATTGGTTAAATGGCAGAGATGTTAAAGATATTAAGGAAGAGTTAAAAGACCCAAGTACATCAGTATTTAGAATGGCCAGTACACTCCCAGTCTTTGGTTCTCTATCCGGCCTATTCTCAGGAACGCTAGCTACCTTCTCAGAACTAACTGGAGGAACCTACAAGGGATTCTCAAACCCAGTTTCTCCTCCAGCCTTTAGTGTACTCAATGCTTATGTAAGCAAGGCAATGGGTTCTGGTAAGGAATTATTAGCTAAGGGTGGTGAAATGTCTAAGGAAGAAATGATTGCCAAGTTCGGTGATATTATTCCTTATAACATTACATTCAATAAAAGCCCAGTTGCAGTACCAGCTAGGTTATTACAAGAACTAGAAGTAATTGATGAAAACAACTCATTAAATAAATACCTTAAGCTTATCCAAAAAGGAAAGAATAAGTATATTAATAAACCTGAGAATGTTGCTAGTAATCATAATATTGTCCCAGTTCAGTCTAGAGAAATCGAAAACAAACTAAAGGATAATAGAGCTAGATACCTAGAAGAAACCAACAAGTTCTTACAAGATAGAAAGAATTCAATACAAAGACCAATAACATATACCAATAATAAAGGTGTATCTACAGACTTGGCCAACCTATTGAAAGACATGTCCAATAATCAGTAAACAAATAGTTGGAGCTATAGATATTTCCCATAGGGGTATCCTTAAGATACTCCTATGGGAATTCTATAGTTTTTAAAATATTTGTATTTATACCTTTAGTTCCCGAAAGGGATCTAAGGGGATTCATTGTAATCAATACAAAATAACACTACACTATGATCCCGGTCGATTTCGATATAAATTGAATAATACAATCCCCTACGGTAGCCCCAGATACCTGTGGGGTACATTCTCCTATAGCTCAGTCGGTAGAGCAGAGAGCTGTTAACTCTCGGGTCGTTGGTTCAAGTCCATCTGGGAGAGTTTGGAAAATCGGCTTAGGGGTCAAAAATTTATAAGAGGGTATCCCCCTAAATCCCCCGCGCGCGTCCCCCCGTGCCCCCCTCGCGTTATCGGACACGGCCCTGTGCAGGTTATCGGACGGCCTACACCCACGGGGCCGATAACGACAAACACCCGGAATGGGTTAGTGGGGAATTGGGTATCCGCTATGATGGGGTGTCCCCCGAGTTGTGCGGGGGTGGGGCGCAAATGCGACATTCAACGATCTCTAATGACCCGCAAGGGCATCATGGGTGGTGAAACCAGTACTCTATGTTGGACTCCGCGCTAGTTGGGCGGCAACAAGGTAACAGTTATCCCCTGCGTGATGCACACGATGCGAGGTCGAGGGTATCGCCTACGCGGTTTCTCCATCCACGCGATTGGATGGTTGGCCGAGGTTCTGCCACTAGTGCCCGGAAGGCGCAATGGTCCCTGCATGATCGGGGGTCCGCTAGTGTGTGTGGATCGGTCAAGGCCGCCCGAAATGGGCGTGCATGGTAATGTATCGGTGTAATCCGCTACCATGCAATTCTACGGCTAATCAATCTATTTCCGATCCTCCCCGAATGGGTGGATTCCTGCTCTTTTCTAGCGATGGTCGAGTACCGAGTCCATGCACCCGCATGGTTCCCGAAAGATACAGCGTGAATATCAGGAATCCTTGGCAACCCGTTCGGGGGGGATTCGGTATCCTGCTATGGTAGGGTATCGAATCCCATGCATCAGATGGTCTGGTGCATAGGGTTACTATAACCGCCCGGAATGGGCAAGGATTCCGAATGAACAAGTGGAACAGTCTGTCGATTGCCGATCAGCGTGCCTGTGTCGTGAAGGTGTTCAATGCGCTGGTGAAGGCTGGGATTCTGTCGAACAAGGGTAAGCGCAACGCTACCGTGATTCGTGGCAAGATTGAATCTCTGTTCGGCTGCACGATCACCACGAATCAGATTGTGTGGCAGACTTTCGTGGAGGCTTCGATTCCCGCTAGTGTGGAGAATGCCGATACTCGCAATGCCCGCAAGTTGGCCGAGGCTATGTCTGTGTCTATCGACCTTGGCCTCTAATCCAATGGCATGGATTCTCCCCGGTAGTAATACCGGGGTTTATCCCTTTCATGGGAGAAATGGAGACACTATGGATCACCATCGTATCGACTGGCGCAAGGAATGGGTGAGTCTGTCCGGTAGTCGCAAGGGTATCGCGGAGTTTATTACCCGCGTTCGATCCTTCCTGTCTGTCAAGTATGGTGTACAGCCTAATGAGGTGAGCGGCAAGCGTGTGGTATTGGCTATCCGCCTGATCGACAAGGCGGCCCCTGTGTCGTGGAATGCGAAGGATAAGATGATTGTGATTCGCTGAAAGGAATCCAACATGGAACAGTTTTCAGTGATTCGTTTTATCAATGGTTGTTATGTTGATAAGACCTTGTTTTGCGGTTCTTATGATGATTGCCTGAAAGTTATCAGGAGTCTCAAAAGCCGTAAGGATATCACCATTATTGATATCCAGACTGGTCGGCTTGTTTCTTGGGTACTAAAGTAATCTTTGGTATCCATTGGTGAATAACCATTGGATATCTTTCCCTGTACTGTAGGTCATGCCCTCCATTTCAGTATTGGAGAATAGACGGGCAGGAGTTGTTACCCCAAGTAACTAGGCAGGATTGTGGAAGCGACCCGTATTGGATAGACTCGCTATGTGGTGCAAATAACGACCCCTCAATAATCAATGGTTCTTATATGCACGGACCGCGTTACTCTATTCACCAGATACGACAAACCAGAGAATCCTCCCTGATATTGGTATTCATGGGTGAAATATCCTATGGATATCTTTTAGTTGAATAGTTACTATCTCTGCAACAAGTAGCACCCTCTTTGTGTGCCTTGGGATTGTAGAAGTAACTAGGGTTTGTGGTGAACCTTGTAATGTTGGGTCTTGTGTAAGGACTCTAACTATTCCTTATGGAATAACTGTAGACATAAACCACACTCTCTTATCCGGCTATGCCGGGAAAGGTTTGCACATGAACACCTATAAGTTTGTTCAGAACAATAGCGGCGGCTATTATGAAGGCCCGGTTGAGTTTGTTGTTCGTGCTGAATCTGTAGATGATGCTTGGGCTGAACTAAAGAAGCAAGAATGGTTTAGTACAGATTTCTGTGAGTGTTGTGGTGAGCGTTGGTATGACCCCAAGGTTATTGAACCTGAAACTATAAAGGAAAACAGTATGAACTGGAAGGACATTGCAGGTGTTGATCTGACTGATACTGAGTTGAAGGAACTTCGCTATACTGTCAAGTCTTTGCAGGATACTGTTAAGGATTTGCAGGCAAGTCTTGAAATCGAGCAGATGTTGAATCGTGCTCTGATGAAGAAGGTTCAGAGGTTTGAGAATGTTTGAGCTTCTTGCAATTGCTTTAGTTGTTGTTACTTGTATTGTTATTACTTGTGTTGCATTGCACAATGTAAACAAACTTGGATAACTGATCTCTCCCGCATTCTCATGGTAGAAATATCATGGGAGTGTTTCTTGTGAGTTGTCACGTAACTCTCTACATTCTCATGGTAGAAATATAATATCATGGGAATGTTTCTAACAACTCGACTATGCGAGTATAAATAGAAGTTAGGCATAGTGCGTCCAATAGTATTGACTGATACTATTGGAGTCTTATTGATGATGGTTGTTGTATTGGTGATTCATTTCTGCGGTTGCAGCAGGATGATAACCCAAGGCAACAATACAATAACTATTGTCAACTCAGTTATGCAGAGTAGTGCATACCAGAGTTGTTCCATCTGAATAATATATAGGAACAGATCGGGTATCCATAGGTGAAATATCTTATGGATATCTTTAGGCATTTCGCGTGGTAGCCTATTAGATAACCACATATGTTGTATAGCAACTACACCTATACAAAGGAGACACATGTAGGGTACTAGGTATACTTGCAGTCCATAACCTAGGTAGGCAAGTGGTTCGCCACGGGATTCTCTTTCGGGAGAATCCCCTACGATACACTTGCAGAGTATCTTCAATCGTGTCGGAGATGAAATGCTGGAAATAATCGCTAGTGTTTACAGACACTAGAATAATACCAAGATTACTTTCCTAGTTTGCTGTAACAAATTATAAGCATTGGGTGGTTCGATTCCACCCCACGATTGAACTTACTCTGTTCTTTTCTTTTTTTAGGAGGACTATAATGGAAGAACAAAAGTCTTGTAAATGTTATGCGGGATGTTGTGATTTGTTGTGTGTGTTGGAGCAAGCAATAATCGCTATTATTCAAGCAAAGGAATCAAATGAAGAATCGTGAAACTACACTTAGTGGGGAACAATTTGAAACTGTTCTTGCTTGTTTGCGAGATAAAATGATTAGTCTTGCAGATGATATAAAGAAAGTTGAATTTGAAAGAGAAGTAGTAGATGATGAGTTTCATTATAACTCAAAAATGATTATGCTTACTTCTAAAATGTCTTGTGTTAGTGCGCTATATTATGACATGGTTACACAATGTGATTATGTACAATGTGATTATGTCAATAATGACGGACAAACTAACAATGGATGAGTTTGTTATTATCAGTTGGTACATAAAGGTTATTGTTCTTTGTGTACTGTCCCCCGTGATCTTGTTTCTTTATTACAAGGATAAGAGGAATCTAAATGGAAACTAGTGCACCTAATACTTATATGGATTGGTGGGTAGTGTATCGTACTGCTGATGATCGCAAGTGGCGTACTCTCAGTTATCACGATACTAAGTATGACGCTAATCGTGCAGCAATGCAAGCAATGTTTGGTGTTGTTGGTGCTGATGTTGTGTGTGTTCACCGTGATGATCTTGAACCCTATCTTGGAGATAACGCAAATGCCTAATTGGTGTATGAATACTGTTGTTGCAAAGCACTCTGATCCTAATAAGATTAATGGTCTTAGGGATGCTCTTGTTCTTGATATGTTCTTTGAGCATATTATTCCTATCGGTGAATGGGAATATAACAAGGCTATTGATAAGTGGTCTACCAAGTGGGAAGCATCTGGTATTTCTTGGATGAAGTTCCCTGATGGTAGGACTGGTAATGATTATCTTGAGATTTCTTTTGAGTCTGCTTGGTGTCCTCCTGAGAATGTTTATGCGGCTATGATTCAGGATGGTTGGTATATTACTGCTTACTTCTATGAACCCGGTATGGGTTTTGTTGGTAAGTACGGTACTGATCTTGATGGTATCTACGAGGAATCGTATGAGATCAATAATGAACCTATTCCTGCTGAGTTGGTTGAGATGTTTGGTATTCAAGAGATGTTTGATGATGGTGAGTATGAACTTGTTGAAAATGATGATGGTTTCTATGAAGTAAAGGAGATTGAGAATGCCGACTGAAACTAGTGTGATTATTCCTAAGCATGACAATCAGTATGCTAAGACTGATGTTGCTCAGTCTATCTTTGAAACCTTTGTTTGGTATGTGTCTACTCACTTTGGTGGATGTTCTGTTGTTGAAGGACAGGGATTCTATAAGATGAGTGACACCAAGGTTCAATGTGATGAATGGTGGAAGGTTAGTATTACCTATGACAAACAGGAAGAAGTTGATGCTTGTGTTCAGGCTCTAATCAATACACTTTGTAAGCAACTTGGTCAGGAATCTGTTATGGTTACTTATACTGAAGTTGCTGTTATGTTCTCGGCAGAATCTAAGATCAATACAAAGGATATCTATGCTCTTGTTTGAATACCATGTGTTTAATAGTCTTTCTAATGACAATCCACGAAATGTTAATCCTGCTGTATTCCGTAAGGTTTATGGTATTAATGGTGTTGGAGAAGAGTATGTTGGATGCTTGTCAAATATTCTAGACTCTATTGATTTCTATAAGCGTAACCTTGAAGTTGCACTTGATAAAATTCATAAGTTGGAGTATGATCTCAAGCAATATAAGGAGAATACCGATGGGACTGCTTAAGTTGAAGGCTAATAAGAAGTTGAATGGTAAGCACTATCGTTGGGGTGATCTGTATGATTCGTGGAATCAGACACAGAAGGATCACTTTGATGGTAAGTTGGATGTGTATGCTCCTATCATGCGTAATAATATTCAGTATCCTAGCATTGCGGACCAATGGAAGGCAGACTTTTCAAGGAAGATTAAGAATGGATAACAGTCAATATAAGTTTGAATATATGGGTGATGAGTATGTTGCTCACCTGAGTCATATTGAAGACCCTGATGGTGCTCCTCATGTTGAGATTGATCACATTGAGGATATCTATGGCTCTCATATTGAGCCGACAGAAGATGATGAGTTTGGTAATGAACTGTACCAATATTTTTGGGAGAACTATAGTGGGTCTTGATATCTATGCAATGGAAACCAAGAATGCTGATCCCGAGTTGTTTGCTGGGATTAAGCTTTGTGGTGGTATGTTGCATACCGATACTACTAGTTTTCGTGGTAAGGTCTACGAGTCTCTTGTTCAATGGATGACTGGTGATGAGGTTACTCTTTATCAACAGGTTATTCCTTTTGACGATCTTCGTAAACTTGCTGATCAGTTTGCCTTGTTCTTTACTGAGAATCCTGATGATACTAAAGCACAGGAACTTCTGAATGAACTGTTTTATAATACAAAGCAGATTGATTATGCTCATACTGTTGATGAGGTTCGTAACCTTCTTAAGTTTTTTAATGTTTGTCTTGATAACAATCTTCATCTGAGAGGATGGTGGTAAATGTCTGAAGCTGAACTTAATGATGCTCTTGATTGGCTTGTTATTAATGATCTTGTTTCTGTTAGTTGGGATGAGGATGGTGTTGATTATTATAGTGTAACTGAAAGGGGAGAGGCATATTTTAATTTGCTTAATGCTTTTAAGGAAGAAGGTTCAGATGATGGATATCAAGTATGTTGATTGGGTTCATCGTCTAGATATGATGTTACTTGATGATGCTCTTGTTTGGGAAGATGTTGCTCAGTTTATGCCGCACCACTATTATCTTCTTGGTAAGTCCCCCGAAGATTTTATGTTTGACATGAAGGAAATGATCAATGATTAATTACTATGTTATGAAGGTTAATACTGGATGGTATGAGGTCCGCCGTTCTTATGGTAACGGTTCGAATAATGTCGAGGTTATTGATGCCTTTGAAGATGAGTCAGACGCTTTTAATTTTAAGGCTTGGCTTGAGAATAAAGACGGTAATCTGATTGGTTTCTATCCCTAAAGTTGGGGCTACTGATAGGGACCACAATACTCGCCCTCTTAGCTCAGTTGGTAGAGCAGTTGACTTTTAATCAATAGGTCGTAGGTTCGATCCCTACAGGGGGCACTTATGGAGAATCTTATGAAAGAGTTATTTAGAGACTATGAAGAAATCAATATTAATATTAATTGTGTTGATTACTTAGTTAACTTTAGATCCCTTGAATTCTGGTATCATGTAGATAATGGTATTGGTTGGTATGATTACTATGGTGCTACAGGTGTCCATGAAGATTGGGAATGGGAACTTGGTGATGTTGATGTATCAGATGTGTCTATTATTGAATACGATGCTGATGAAAATGCAATAGTCAAGCCAATAGAATCCTTTGATTCGGCGTTCGCTATCAACATTTCCGAAGCATGTCACAAGTACGCTAAAGATAATGCTAGAGAGCCTTGATTTACTGGGGTGTGCCTGAACTGGAGGAAGGCCGTGACTTATAATCGCGTACATGTGGGTTCGAGTCCCACCACCCCTACTATTGTTTCGTTATTTAATTCTATTTGAAAGGAAAGTGTAATGAGTACTTTTGCAGAACAGCTTGATGAACTGATTAAGGATACTGTCGGTGATCTTATTGATGAAAAGATTGAAACCGAGCGTAGTGATTTTAAGGATGAGATTGATAACATTCGTTATGAGACTGAGCAGATGTGTGATTCTAATATCTCAGACATGAAGGAAGATATTCTTTCTGAAGTCGAGACTATGGTTAACGATGTTGTTGGTGATAAGCTTGAAGAACTTAAGCAGAACAATAGTCCTATTAATAGTAACGATATGCGTTATATTAATGATCTGATTAAGTCTACTATTGATGAGCGTCTTTGCAATGCTGTGACTACAATTTATCAATCCGTTATGAAGGAGTTGAATGGTTTTGTTCAGTCTACTCCTCCATACAAGGGTAATTGATTTATGTGTTCCTGTAGCTCAATTGGATAGAGCGTGGCACTTCTAATGCTAAGGCTAATGGTTCGATTCCATTCAGGAACGCTTTATGAAATATGGTCTATGGTGTAAAAATTTAAAAGATTGGATGATGGAAAATAAAAACGACATTGCTTATTGGGAATCTGATAAAGAGGCCGATAAGTGGCGTAGAAGTCATACTGTTCATCCAGATAATTACGAAGTAAAGAAGCTTGACAAGCGCAAGGAGATGTGATATAATGGGTAGTGGACAATGGCAGGGTGGTAAAGGTAGTCGATATCGTCCTATTAACAAAGAGCAGTACGATAAGAATTACGAAGAAATTTTTGGTAAGAAAAAGAATAAAAAGAAAACTACTGCAAAAAAACAAGATAAAATTATTAAGAAGCTTGATGATTTGTTTGATGGTAAGATTTAAATACTGCGGCCAAGTAGACCAACGGCAGAGTCAAGACACTTAAAATGTTTGTAGTGTGGGTTCGAATCCCACCTTGGTCATGTTGGGGCTATCGTCTAGTGGTCTAGGATAGGAGGCTTTCATCCTCTTGACCGGAGTTCGAATCTCCGTAGCCTCACTATTGGAGTTTATATGAAACAAAGTAGAAACAAAGATAAAGACAGATATAAATATAAAAAGAAAGAACAAAATAAAGGTTGGGGCAAACAAAAAAGAGATCGTATTAAAGAAGATTTCAAAGTTCGTGATCGTTCTGATTACTAATTAGCATCTGTTGATGCAGAAAGGTGTGCTATAATGGCTCACGAGATTATGGAAAAGGATACTGCTGTGTTTAACCGCGTTGCTGCTTGGCATCGTCTTGGTACTGTTGTTGATTCTGATATGTCGCCAAATGATGCACTTAGTGCTGCTGGTCTTGACTGGAATGTTTACAAGTCTTCTTTCATTAAGGCTAGTATTCCTGACTGTGATGATGTGTTTAGTACTGATTACGCTGCTCTTATTCGTGAAGACACGAAAGAAATTCTTAGTGTTCAGTCAGCTGATTATCAGGTGATTCAGAACAAGGAACACTTTGAGATGGCTTATGAACTTAGTAATGATGTTAAGGTTGAGTCTGCGCTTAGTCTTAAGAATGGTCGCAAGGTTGTTCTTCTTCTTCGTGGTGATACCTTTGATGTTGCTGGCTCTAGTGGCGATACTGTTACGGAATACATGGGTCTAATCAATAGCCATGATGGTAGTATTGCTTTCTCTGCCTTGCCAACAAGTGTTCGTATTGTTTGTCAGAATACTCTTAGCATGGCAATTGCCAAGGCTCGCCGTGGAAAGAATATGTTTAGAATTACTCACAAGGGTTCTACTATGGAAGACAAGAAGGATGCAATGCGTGAAGCACTTCGTGAATTCAAGTCTAGTGGTAAGTTCTTCCGTGAGACTGTTAATACTCTTGCAAGCCGTGAACTTACCAAGAATGATATTCAGAAGTTCTGGATGGATGTTTGGGGTATGATTGAGGCTCCTATTGTTTCTAATCCAAGCAATGGACATGAACAGAATAATTACGACAATGCTCTAAAGGCTGTGTCTAATTGGTCTGAAACCTTTGACCGTGAAAGGGATGAGACTAAGAGTAGAGCTAGTATCTGGATGGCTGCTAATGCTGTTAGCAAGTTTATACAGCATCGTACTGCTGCTAGAGGTCGCGTGGCAAAGCCTGAGAATCGTGCATGGGATAACCTTGCAGGACTTACTCAGGATGATACTATGAAGGTTTTCCGTCACGCTCTCACTCTTGTCTAATCATTAATTTGATGGTGGGATGCGCATACCTATAACGCATTATGAAGGTGATATATGGATAAAAAGATTGCAAATATGTGGATTAAGGCTCTTGAATCTGGTGACTATAAGCAGGGTAAGTGTGCCCTTAGAAATGATAATGATTGTTTCTGTTGTCTTGGAGTTCTTTGTGATTTATATGACAAGGATCGTAAGCAAAAGAAAAAGAAGTCTATCAAGATTACTAATCCAAAATATAATGGAAACAAAAACTTTGCTTGCTTTCAATACGGTAATCAAACTGACTATCTTCCTGTTGTTGTTAAAGAGTGGGCTGGAATGTCAAGCAATAAGGGTTGGGTTGACGGTATTAATCTGTCTGGTTTGAATGATGGAGATTATGATAAGCAGTATACTTTTAAGGATATTGCTAAATTTATCAAAAAGCATATTGAAATTCTTTGATAGGAGGTTGCTATGCCTGAGTTATGGGATTTACTAAAGCCAGAAGTTCAGGAGAGTAGAAAAAACTATCAAGCAATGCTTGAAGAAGAAATGTTAAATCTTTCCAACAATAGATATTGGGAAGAGTATAACAGATCGCCTGACGAAGGATATCCTGAACAGGGTCTATTAGATAGTTGTGTTATTCATCTCACTCCATTCTATCAAGAGTGGATTGATATGGTTTCAAAGAATCGTAAGACTCCTGATTGGGCATATCCTTTGTTTGCTGTTGGTGCTGGTAAGATGGCTGACATTACTATCCGATGTTTAATGCTTGAGTGGTTTAACTCAAATACTTGGGATCGTAAAATGGATGGTAAGGATGGAGATATTCATAGCCTACCTTTACCATCTGCACAGCATATGGCACATCAGATTTCTAACATGGCTATTGATATTGTTTCATATCAAGCAGCTAAGAAAGATTTTAGAGATGATTGGTTAAAGCAGTCTCATTACCAAAAGAATTGGACTGTTAAGCGATGCCGTGCTTTTTCTGGTAAAATGAATTGCATCAACAAAAAGCAATTTACTAGAAAGCAACGCGAAGATTTTGGTCATCATATGCTTCGCATTGCTGAGATGAGTAATATCATTATCATCAGAAACTTTAGAAAGCGTATTGGTAATCGTTGGTATGAAAGAGTTGTTGTAAGTTTTACTGATGAACTTCTTCAGGAACTTCATAATAGACACAAGGATTTGATCTCAAGAGCAAGTCTATTGTATCGTCCTATGATTGTTCCTCCTGCTGAACATACTGTTACTTCATCTGGTGGTAACTTAATGCCTTGGATTCGTAAACCAGTTGTTCAGAAGTTTAGAGATGTTCATTGGGATGAGACTGTAGTTCAAAAAAACTCCACTCCTAGTGAAATGGTTGTTCGTGGATTGAACGCATTGATGCATACTGAGTGGGCTATTAATTATAAAGTCTATGCAGTAATGAATGCAATGTTCCACAATAATACAAGGGAAGCTAATCTTCCAGCGTATAACTTTGATGCTTTTGATTTTGGTGAGGATTATCCTGAAACTGGAACAAAAGAAGAAAAGGCTAAGTGGTGTCAGCGTAAAGAAGAGTCTTGGTCTTCTTGGTATAAAGAAGAACGATCCCGTGGTCGTATGTTGGTGAGGCTTAAGGTTGCAAATGATTTGATGAAGTGGGGTTTCTTTTATCACATCTATACCTGTGACTTTAGAGGTCGTGCTTATACTGCTTGTGATTTATTGTCACCACAGAGTTCAGATTTTGATCGTAGTTTAATTCACTTTGCTAAACCAATAAAGCAAACTGAAAACGGTAGATACTGGTTAAAGGTTCATCTTGCTAATTTGTTTGATCAAGATAAGTTACCATTTGCAGATCGTATTAAATGGGTTGATGATAATCTTGATCTTATTCAAGATACTGCAAAAGATCCATTTGAAACACGATGGTTTTGGGTTAGTGACAAAAAGAAAAAGAACCCTAGTTTTCAAAGACTAGCTGCAATCTTTGAACTTTGTAGAACAGATGGTTTTACTCAACTACCAATTCAAATTGATGGTTCATGTAATGGTGTTCAACATTGGGCTGCTATTATGCGTGATGTTGATCTTGCTTATAAAGTAAATCTTACTGGACATAAAGATCCACAGGATTTATATGGTTTTGTTGCTGATTCTATGACTAATTCAATGTCAAAGGATTCTAAAGATGACAATGCAGATCCAGATACGAAGGATTGGGCACAGTTATTTTTAAATCATTGGGATAACAAAATTCCAAGATCAGTATGCAAGAGAGCTGTTATGACAGATCCATATGGTGTTACATTCTACGGTATTCGAAGATACTGTAAGACTGAAGGACATTTAGATTGGGTTAACAAAGATCGTATTGCTGGTGCAGTTATGGAGCTGGCTACTTATATTGACAAGTGCTTAAAAAATACTTTAACTAATGCAAATTATGGTAAGGTATGGCTAAAGCAAATTGCTGATATAGCAAGCAATATGGGTAAGAATCTTGAGTGGACTACTCCATGTGGTTTTAAAGTTGTCCATCAGTATTATGAAATTCTAACAAGGAGATCAATTGCAAAATTGTTCAATATGAAAGAACTTCATTTTGGTTCTACAGATTCAAGTCAGATTGATGATACTCAAGTTAACTTGGCAGTAAGTCCAAATTATATCCACAGTCTTGATGCAAGTCATATGTGGATGACTATGGATAAAATGCTTACGGCTGGTATTACTAATTTTAGTTTTGTCCATGATTCATATGGGTGTGCTGCTCCATATGTTCCATTGATGCGTCAGTATACAAGAGAAGAATTTTATACTATGCATAAAGAACCCTTGCTTGAAAAACTAAAGTTAGAAATTGAGAATTCATTAGGAGTTGAACTTCCAAGCACACCTGCAATTGGATCTTTAAATATTTCTTCTGTTCTTGAAGCAGAGTATTTCTTTCATTAAGGAATTATATGTCAAAAAAGAAAAAGAAAAGAAAGATTATAAAGGTACAAAATGAAGGTGACATGGAAGATGCTGTTAAGCGTGTGGTTGATTTGGCTTTGTCTGACCAACTCAAAAAAACCATAAACCTGTGGTTTCCAACTGGTAGATTTTCAGCTATATTTTTAGATAACTGTCATAGTGAAATGATGTTAAAAAATGTTCCAGAACAAACTGATATGAACATAAACATCTATATAAATGAGGATTAATAATGTCTAGAGTTTTAGTTATAGGTGACACGCATTTTCCTGCGGTTCACAAGAATTATTTTACATTTGTTAAAAAGATTCGTGATAAGTACAAGTGTAATGAAGTAGTTCATATGGGTGATGTTGTTGATCACCATTGTATTTCGTTTCATGCAAAGCATCCTGAAAACGAGGGTGCTGTTACTGAATATAAGAAGGCTTCAATTTGTATTAAGCAATGGGAAAAAGAGTTTCCAGAGTTAAAGGTTTGTATTGGTAATCACGACGAAAGAGTTTATAGATTAGCTTCAAATATGGGTATTCCAGATTTTTATCTGAAAGACTATAATGGAGTTTACACAACAACTAAATGGGAGTGGATGTATGCTCATATTATTGACGGCGTTCGCTATCAACACGGTACTGGGTCTTCTTCTCAATATCCAGCTTTTAATACGGCTAAGATGTCAGCATTCCCCATTGTCATGGGACATCACCATTCTATTGCTGGCATCAATTGGATTTGTGGCCCTGATCGTAGGATCTTTGGCATGGATGTTGGGTGCGGTGTAGACAAGGATAGATATGAAATGGCTTATGGTAAAAACCTAATTAAGAAGCCAGTCATCTCTTGTGGCGTTGTAATTGATGGTCATCCTTATCTTGAACTTATGAATATGTGAGGTATAATATGGAACAAAAGAAGTTTGCTGTGCTTACTGAAGAAATGTTTAAGTTTGTTACTCCTAAGTTTACTGTTAGAATGTGGCTTCCACTAACTCAACCATTTAGTGAAAATGATCTTTATCCAACCGTTGATGGTCTTGTTACTGATGAAAGTTGGAGGAAGCATAATATTGAACAATGTATTAAAAGCAAATGGAAAGACCTTGATATGTCTGAACTTGGTCTTCGTCTATTATCTGCATACGAGGCCAATGCCGTTGAAGTTCTTGACAAGGACGGAAATGGTAAGGTTTTCTATAACGACTGGCCCTGATAGTTGGGGCTAATGATAGGTACTATCAGAAAGGAGGAAGTATAACAATGAATACAGAAACTACAAATAACGGTCCAGCTGTAACTGGAGTAAGCGTAATTGAGTATCTTTCAAATATTAGCACAGTTCTAGCTGGAATTACGACTAATATTAATGAACAAGTTACTCGTCTTATTGCCGCTCAGACTACTGCTACTACAAATCTAAATAAGGAGAATTCAAATGAAGTCAACGAAGTTGCCACCGCTAGTAACTGATACTCTTGAAGTTAAGTGGAGTAATCTACTTAAGCCAGATACTAACTTTGGAGAAAACTCTGCCAATCACAATATTACTGTTATTGCTGATAAGGATTTGCAGAAGACTCTTGCAGACATTCTTAAGAAGAGTGGAGCAAAGAAGATCAATGGCATGGTAGATAAGGATGGCGTTAAGTATGTAAAGTTTAAGAGCAAGAATCACATCGACAAGATTAAGTTCCCTTGTGTAGATGCTCTTGCAAAGGAAACAGAAGTTGTTGCTTTTGGTGGCGATAAGGTTCGCTTAAAGCTTCAGCCAATGGTTCTGAGTCGTGATAACTCTCTCAGTCTATATCTGAACGGTGTTCAAATCATTGAAAAGAATAACCTTGGTGGTGGTTCTGGTAGTGGTTTTGCACCAGTAGAAGGTGGTTTTGTTGGTGCTAATACCAACACTAAGTCTGCATCAACTACAGAGACAGAAGAAGTTACAGACGATGACATTCCGTTTTAATGGAATGGAAGTTTGAAATATCACCAGTCGCTGCTTCTAGGCCAAGAGTGGGTAAGTGGGGAGCTTACTACTCTGGTCCTTATAAAGAATTTAGAGAACAAGCTGCTTCAAAAGTATATGAAGTAATTGGAACAGAAAGAGAATTACTTTCTGGCCCATTAGCTATTACTCTAGAACTCTATATAAAGAGGCCAAAGAAAACAGAGCGTAGTCATCCAAGAGCAGACTTGGATAATTACACTAAGGCTGTGTTTGATGTTATGAATGGAAAATTATGGGAAGACGATTCGCAGATCGTTTCCATGTATGTAACCAAAGAATGGGCTGATAAAAGCTCTGATGGTTATTTTGTACTTGGTGTTAATAAACCCAAGTAAATGTCTTTGGTAGTTTAAATTAGTAGAACAGTATACATTTACCCCAAGCGTGTATAAAGATGGTGGTGCAAATCCACCCCAACGATTTAAAAGGAGATTTAATTATGGATAAGTTAGTAGAATATATTGATCATATGGGTACTGATGCTTCTGTTGTTAATGCAGCCAGAGTTTCTTTTGATAAACTTGCTGAAAACTATTCTCCAGAACAAAACGATAAACTTATTAAGTTCTTAGCAAAGCATAAGCATTGGAGTCCTTTCTCTCATACAAGTATTTCTATGAGATTTAAGGCTCCTGTTTTTATCGCACGGCAATTAGCAAAGCATCAGGTTGGTTTTGCTTGGAATGAAATTAGCCGTCGTTATGTTGACTTTACTCCAGATTGTTGGATTCCAGATGCGTTTAGAATGCGTGCTGAAAATAAAAAGCAAGGTTCATCTGATGAAGTTATTACTGATCCATCAATAATGCTTGATTATAAAAACATGTGTTCGGCTGCCTTGATCATGTACGATAGACTACTTGAGCGTGGCGTGTGTCCTGAGCAAGCGCGGGCTGTTCTGCCGCAGGCCATGTACACCGAGTGGATCTGGACAGGTTCGTTGTATGCGTGGCTCAGGATGGCTATGCTTCGGTCACACGATACGGCACAGGCAGAAGTGAGAGTGTATGCTAAAGCTGTTGGTTCAATTTGTAATAATTTATTCCCAATAAGCTGGAGCGCATTAGTAAATGAATCATTGGATAGAACTCTCTCGTAAAATTTCTGAAACAGTTCAAAGAGATCGTGCTCATATTTCTTTGGTTATTAGAAAAAATAAAGTAATTGCTGTTGGCACTAATAACTGGAAAACACATCCAAAGACTGTTGAGCTTGGTTATATGTTACCTTATCTTCACTCTGAGTTAGATGCAGTAAGAAAAATTCAATGTAGTATGGATAAACTTATTCTTGTTAATACTAGGTTTAGTAAGACTGGTCATATTGGAATGTCGAGGCCATGCAAGTATTGTATGCCTTGGTGTACTAATATGTTTGATAAAATTTATTATACTAATGAAGAAGGGATTCTTGTTGAACTATGAAAATTAATGAAACATTTAAAATTATATCAAGGTATGGACAGCCTAGAGTAGTTACGAAGGTTGCCAGAAATAAGTATATTATTGATGGACCTTCTGCTTATTATAGAGGAGGTACTTCTAATGATGGATATCCTTTTATTGATTATGATGGCGGTCCTTTTGTATGCACGGGTGATTCAATGTCGTTCTATGGAGGAACGGAAAAGGAAAGAATTGCGTCGATTGAGATTATTGAGTCATCTCAAGAAGGATTCTTAACAGTAGAAATATTGACTAGATCTAAAGATAAGGTATTAAAACTATGAGTAGCACATTTACTGGCAAGCGTACACAATGTCCAAAGTGTGCTGCTTCTGGACTTGATAACAAAGGTAATAATTTTGCAGAGTATACAGATCATTGGTATTGCTTTGCTTGTCAACACTATGAAGGAAAGGATGGAGTAACTAGAACTATGGAAACAGATACAACATTTACTAGTACTGAATTCAAGCCAACCAAGGGTACTGTAACTGGCCTTTCTCATCGTAATATTGATGACAAGACTTGCAGACTTTATGGTTATGAGTCAGCTAAGGTTAATGGTAAGGAAGTAGAAATCTCAAACTACTATAAGTCTGGTACACTTGTTGCCCAACATCTTCGTGGTCCTAACAAGCAATTCTTCTGGAAAGGTAATAGCCGAAATGTAGAGTTATTCGGCCAGCATCTTTGGAAGAATGGTGGCAAGCGTCTTGTTATTACTGAGGGTGAGATTGACTGCATGACGGTTAATCAATTGCTTGGTGGTACTTGGCCAGTTGTTTCTATTCCTAATGGAGCACAGTCTGCCGTCAAAGCAATCAAAGATAACTATGAGTTTGTTTGCAGTTATAACGAGATTGTACTTTGCTTTGACGGTGACGAACCCGGCAGAAATGCTACTAAGCAGGTGGCTGAATTACTACCACCCGGCAAGTGCAAGATTGCTAAGTTGCCATACAAGGATGCTAATGAATGTTTAATGAATGCCAATGGCAAGGCTGTTGTTTCTGCTATCTGGGAAGCACAGCAGTATTCTCCAGATGAGATTCTACATATTTCGTCAATTGTAAATGACGGAGAGGATATTGCAAATGTTAGAGTATACCCGTTTCCCTTCGATTCACTTAGCGAGTATCTTATTGGCCAGCGTAGTGGTGAAATTACTTTATGGGCTAGTGGAACTGGTAGTGGTAAGTCTACTATTCTTCGTGAGCTTATCATTCACCATCTTGAAGAAGGCAGATCAGTTGGTGCAATCATGCTTGAAGAGTCACCACAAGAAACTATGGATGACATGATTAGCTTATTACTTAACAAGCCAGTCCGTGCTATTCGTGCTTGCAGGATGATGAATGATCTTCGTGTTAAGCTTGGCAAGTCACCAATCAACATGGACTATATTGATGATCTATCTGATGAAGAGTATGCTGATGCAAAGCGTAAGCTTAGTGGCACTAACTTCTTTATCTATGACCACCTTGGCAATAACGCAATGCAGAATCTACTGGCTCGTATGGAGTACATGGCTGTCAGTCTTAAGGTTGATGTGATTGTTCTAGATCACATTACTGCTGCCGCCGCTGGTCTTATGGGTATGCATGATAAAGATACTGATGGCGGTAACTCAGAGCGTATCATTATTGATACACTTATGAAGGAACTACGATCTCTTGCTGTTCGTACTGGTGTGCATGTTGATATTGTATCACAACTTAAGAAGACCGACAAGGCTTATGAAGAGGGTGATCGTATTACTCTACAGGATCTTCGTGGTTCAGGTGCATTGTCATCCGTACCAAATACTGTAGTTGCTCTTGAGCGTGATCGTCAGAATGCAGATGAAACTATTGCGAATACAACTCTAATTCGTGTACTTAAGAATCGTCTAACTGGTCGCGCTGGTATTGCTACTGCACTATTCTATGATCGTAAGACTGGTAGAATGAAAGAAGTTGGCTTTGCCATTGAT